ACAGCGAACAAACGTAATTCTTTAGCAGGCAGCACACCATCTCGGGTAGCTACCCAAATCAACCAGTCTCCAGGCAACTTCTCCCAGCAATCTTGCATAGACGAACAGTTAGCAAGTGCCCATTCCCTACCGTCTTCGCATGCTGAGTGCAACTCACAGAACTCTTCGATTGTTAGATCAGGTTCGCTCATGATTTACTTTTCTAAAGTTTGGTTTTGTGTTGGCCCGCAACCAGGCTGCCTGGGTATTCTGTGCCGCAACCTGTGCTGCACGGTATTCCGCATTTCCTGCAACATCATCTGCCGCATCCCTCGCCGCAGCCCCTGCCGCAGCCGCTGCCGCAGTACATGCCGCAGCCCACGCCACATTATACGTTGCAGCCCTTACCGCCCTTGCTGCATGCCATGCCGCAGCTTCTTCCGTATAAAGTACCACAGCGTCTGCCGCAGTCCATGCCGCATCTAATTCCTCATCAGTTGCTTGGCCGTTAGCGTGTTTTTCCGCAACCTCTACCGCATTTCTACTTCTTTCGTCTGGCATCAAATGCCAGATTTGACGACAGCAAAATACGGCGAACAAACGCAGTTGTTTGTCGGGCAGCACGCCATCTCGGGTAGCTACCCAGATTAACGAGTTTGCATGCAACTTCTCCCAGCACTCCTGCAGCGATTTACAGTTATCGAGTGCCCATTCTCGCCCATCCTCGCACGCTTCGTGTAACTTGCAAAACTCTTTAATAGTCAAGTCAGATGCAACTGCTTTAGTTTTTGTTTGTTTTTGCATTTTACTCTCCCCACACCGGCACCACTTTGTAGCCATCAGCTTTATGCTCTTCCGCGTCCTGCTTACTGAGAAACAAGTAATACCGCATATTCAGCGAAACCTGCTTAAAAGCCCCTCTTTTTTGACGCCAACAATCATCATCCTCATCTGCTGGCACAGCCGCCCAAAGTGGCTTATAGAGCTGTGCAGACTCGTCAGTTGGCTTTTCCGGATCAGTAGACGTGTCAGTCTGCTTCGATGCGTCCGCCAGTTGATCCACAATTTCGCAGGCAAGCTGATTAATGGTCGAGTTAACAATCGTCATTGCCTGATTTATCGTGGTTTCCCCGTGCACGTTAGGGTAGAAAACGGCGATATTAGTTAAGACTTCGAAATCTCTTTTAGCTTCTTTGTAATCATCCATCAATTTTCCCATTAGTTGTCTCCCACTTTTCGTTTTTGTTGGTTCTTTAAATATGGATAGCGTGCACCGGCACATACGTGCTCCAGCACGTGTAAGGCGAACTATTCAGCCGCATTTTCCGTAACCATTTTTTTAGCACTTCAAGCGTCTATTTTTACGCAAAAAGTTTTATCGCATGATTCACACTTATACCCATCCCAACGCTCTATTGCCGTCGAGTAATTAGTAGTACTGATAAAACGGTCAACCGGCTGCCTATAACCACAACGCGGACAAAAGTATGTCGCAAATCGTCTATCCGCAGTTGCCTGAGCTACGATTACAGCATTTTTTTGAACATCTACGTCGATTCTTGCCGTTGGAAACTCCAACGTCATTCTCAAATCACCGCCTTCAGGCATGTTGCTGTCATCGATATAACCGGTAAACGGTTGTCCGGTCCTTGCTTTTAGAAGCTCTTCAAAAGATTTAGCCATAAATGTTCTCCTGTACAAAGTTGGTCTCAGCACACAAGCTTAAATTCCAGATTTAAAGCCCCGCGCACGTTTTGTTTAACAGTCTGTAACACACTGCACGCAGGTTCGAATAATTTGATAAATTTCATAGCCCACAATGCAATTAGGTGTGGCATGATGGGTATTATAGATCGTCACCGCAGCTTTGGCCTCTTTAACAGCGCTATCAAAGCTGCTGGCAGGGTTAGACCGCCAGATACCAGATTGCGCTGTAGTTTTATTTGCTACAACAATTCTCCACTCATATGTAATGTGCTCTGAATTAACCCCGAGCGGTGCCGAGAACAACGCATGATCTTTTTTCGATGACACAGCTTAACTCCTCAAGTTTCCTGTTTACATGTTGTTGAGTGAGTCGAGCACCCGGTCGTAACCTGCCCTATCAACTGCCTGTTCCAACGCATCCGCTAGGACACGTTCACGTTCTTCTTCCGCTTCGCGCTGCTTGCGGTCTGCAATAATCTTTTGCGCCCGCTTTGTTTTCGCAATCTCGAGTAATTCCGGATAGTCTGGTGCACATTCCGGATTAATCATCAAGAACGGTAACGAACTGCCACTGCCACCCCCGCCAAATTCTAAAGGGTTTGAGTCTCTAGGCCGCATGCAGCATATATAATCGCCACTAGAATCTTTACAGTATTTATCAATAACTATTTGCTCGTGCTGTGTTTTATCCAAATACAGCAGCACACGTTTAGGGGAATTTTTGAGATAAAAATCACAATTGTGGGGGTAAGTCTCTTTGACCCGAATATCGTAAATTGTAAACACATCTGCAACGTCGTTCACGTCGATGTACTGTAAATACCCAAAGTGCGGTATTCCGCGTATGGCAATTCGATACATGATTTACCCTGTAATTCCTGCTTGTGCGGCGTGTAAGTGAGCTAACCAGTAAGATCGGGATTCTTTTTGTTTTTCTCGCCAGGCTGTTTGCTGCGCTTCCAGGTGGGAAATCAAAAAACTGATTTGATTGTGGTAGGAGACCCAGGCGTCCGCCTCATGAAAAAACAGATCCTCCACCTTGCAATAAACATTTTGGCTGTACTCTGTGAATTCTCCTCCCAACGTGGGGGCCAAAGCCACGACACGGGAACCATTAATTGATTCAATTTTTACCTTGTAAGGTGTTACAGGTTCTATGTTATCCGCTACCGCGGCGTCGGTGGGGGCGACATGCGTCCAGGCCAGGGCACCGAGTGCCCACACCTGCAAAGGCTTTTCTGGCACACCTTCCATTACGCGCCCGATCAGCTGCTTGGTCTCGAAGTACAAACTGCCAAGCTGATCTGTGCGAGTGCAACTGTCATCATCCAAACAAGCAACAAACCACTGAAGTGTTTTCAACATTTCAGGAGCTTGAGCAATCAAGTGGGCCTTGGCTTTATCGTCAGACGCACAGTAAATTCCGGCCACAGGCGTATTGCCGTCTACGACTTGCCAATGCCCTGGTAATGATTCACGGGCTGTCCAGCGTGATTCTGTAAGATCCATTATGTTTACCTTAAATAGTTTCGTCAGAAAAATTCGATTCGCTGCGGATACCGCTCAACCAATCAGGATGATTAGCCCGGAGCCAGGCATACGCTTCCTTGATGTTGACGTACACTGCAAACCCGTTAGGGTCATCGCTGTGCGGTAGTTTTGGTATATGCTCCAGGTAGGCAAAGAAATCCAGGGCCATCGGATCTTTCACCACATAAGCCATGTAGTCCAAAACGCCGTCTGCAGCATAATCACCGCCCCAGTCCTCATCGGCCAATTCTACCAGCGTGGTGAATTCGGCGCCTTTAAAGTATTCCGTGCAATCAAGTTCTACCGTTTTATTGCCGCAATCAGAGCGTACGGTACAAGTCACGCGAACGTCGTCCTCCAATTCCGGTTCGTCGTCATCCTCCGCCCGTTCAATCACCAGCTTGTAATGCAGCAACTCCAGCGCGTCGCCGTACATGACCAGCTTGTCCTGCGGCGTATTGCCGTCGTATTGTTGGAGTAATTCAGTGCGCTGGTTTTCATCCAGCGTGCTGACTAACACTGCGTTGTATTTTGGTTTGTTGTGCTGACTCATCGTGATTGAACTTTCTTAAAGTTGGGTTTAATGTGTTTTCGTAGCCAGGCGGCTTGTGCGGCCCTGGCTCGTGCGATGGCCGCAAGTTTATCTGCCTCAGTGTCAAAATTTAAGCTGGCGGCCTCTGCTGCGCGTGCGGCGATACAGGTAATATCGTTTTGTTTGCCAGAAGCGATACAAGCTGCATCTTTCGTATCAGTGCCTAGCTTACTCAACAAACGTTGCGCAATTTCGGTATCTTCTGTCTGCTCCAAAAAATGCCAGGTGATGTTTAAACAGTACACAGCAAAGCGAAATCGTTCTTTAATTGTCAGCACTTGCGGCTGTGTAGCAATCACGAGGAGTGCGTGAGGTTCTACCTTGTCCCAACACTCCTGCATTGTTTGGCCCTGCAGCGTCCACGGCATTCCCTGCAGAAAATGTTTGGCACAAAATTCATCGATTGACATATCACGGTCTTCAGCCGGATCACCGCACTTCGCCTGCAGCTTCCGCATAATTGTGTGCGCCACTCGATCTAACTTATCCACCAATGTCTGCCGCTGCGTTTTAAATTCTTGTCGCTTTTCCGCAGTGTTAGCGAAAATCTCAAAGTCAGCCGCGGTGTGAATTTTTTCCGAAATCTCCTGATACTCTGCCAACAGTTGACTGACGGCGCGCAACGGCCTTAACACAGCGGCCAGCTGCAGAATTTTGGCAGGGTCGGCAGTCGTAATATGGTTTACAATACGCGGGTCAAGCTGTTTTACTTCGAACAGTATGTCGTTCTCGTCATCAACTACATACCCTTGACGTGTCTCACGCCAGTTCTTGTTTTGGACGCGGACCGCGTGATATTGCAGACTTTCCAGCAATTCCTCGAGTTCTGTGATCATGGTTGGTTTTCCTTAAAACTGGATTTTAAACGATGCGTCCAAACCCCGGGTTTGTCCCAGAGCTTTAACAGTTTAGTAATATCGTCGCCGTATTTACAGTAAATTGTAAAATGCCGCAACATTTTTGTCCTGTTATGTGTTTTTTCTATCACAACCGGACGGTAATTTGCAGGCAATAGCGGCAAAGTCGGTCGCTCGTAAGCGGTATAAAAAACGATTCCAGCCTGTTTCATAATGACACCTTATCTTCAAACGAGGCTCCGCAGGCAATACGGTTACCCAGCGCATCCATCGCTTTGAGATCAGTATCTTTAGCCACGTCCGTCCATCGCTGTCGAATTTCCGCCACGTCTTCTTGCAGTTGTGGATCAAAGTATTCCAGAAAGAACTGTAGCGCGTTGACCAGCATGTACCGCTCAGTCTGTGTCACCCGCAGACTGGTGGAAAACTCTGGCACTCGTCTTTGCGGTTTTGGTTCAGCTTCACTCATGCATCACTCCTAAACAAAACACCACAGCGACTGTGATGACGTTAAAACCCTCATAAACGGCCGTAAATGGCCCTTGGTTGCGTTTACACGCTAAAGTAGATTAAAACCTCTACGTGTGCTGCTAAACGCTAAAAACGCAAATTTTATTGCAATACAGCCATGGACTTCACGTCCATCGTCATCAGCACGTCCATGACGTAGGTTTTGGCCAGCACGGTTTTCGGTCGTGGCTGCTTTGTTTTGTAAATCAGGTTGTAAGCCTTTTCGCGTGCCTCCAGGCGTGAACTGCTGGATTTCACCAGGATCAAGTGGTGTTTATTTTGCCGGGTTACGCCGATCATCACCGGCACTGTCGTGCGATGCAGCAATTCCTCAAGCAACTGATCGCGATTTCCAAGGCTTTTTGTCATCGGTTAATCCTGTGCTTTTTTGAAATTAGGTTCGGTATTGGCACGCAGCCAGGCCATCTGTTTAGTTTTCAGCTCATCCGATTGTAAACCGTTTTCTTTTGATGCCTCGCATGCGTAGGTGGACACCAGGAGCATTGCTTCCGCAGCATAGGAAAACAAAGCACACCGAACCGTAGTACGCGCAGAAAATTGCGGCTTTTGTCTAACAGGTGTCTCAGCTACGGCTGTGTAAACGGCAGTCAACTCTTCGGGTTCGGCCTGTCCGTTGGCATAGCGTTCCAAAAATTCTACAGCATCACGGCATTCTCGGTTCGGTAAGAATTGCCAGATTTCACGACAGCAGAACGCAAAGTAAAGCCGTATTTCTTTTTCCGTTAAAACGCCATCCCGAGCTGCGACCCAGAGTAAATCGTCATAGGGCAACCGCTCCCAACATTCCTGCATGGAACTACAGTGCGTAAGCGCCCAGTCGCGACCGCTGGGGCAGGCATCGTGCAATTCACAGAACTCTTCGATGGTTAAGTCGGGCATAGGGCTTCTCGCGTAAAATTGGGTCTAGTGTTGGCACGCAGCCAGGTCATCTGTTTAAGCTTTAGCTCATTGGACGACAAACCGGCAGCCTCTAGTGCGGCACAAGCGTAACCCGCTGTTGCGTATAAAGCGCCCACCGGGCGTGTCGCGCCTGCACAGATCGCTGCAAGTCTCGCGTTGTAGTATTGTTTCGGTAGATTATCCGTATACCGGATCACCGACAAAGATATAGGCGACACAGCATCAGCTGCTGAAATTAACTCATAAAAGTTCACCTGCTTGTTTGCGTAAAGTTCAGCCAAGTCTACAAGCCGCCGCCAATGTGGATCTGTCATGAACTGCCAGATTTCACGGCAGCAAAACACACAAAAGAGACGACATTCTACATCAGTTAATACGCCATTACGCACAGCGACCCAGCGTAAATAATCATACGGCATTTTGTTCCAGCATTCCTGCATGGAACTACAGTGTGTAAGCGCCCAGTCGCGGCCATCTTCACAGGCATCGTGCAATTCACAAAACTCTTCGATGGTTAAGTCCATATTTAGCGCTCATTTGCTTTAAAGGCTTTCCAGATCGGCAGCCACCAGTAATTGGATCCCGCCGCCACATAACCGATGAAATACCACGTACTGGTATCACCTTCCTTAAAGGATGATTCAGGTCGCGCACAGTACGCCTGGGCCTTTTCCAGCGTATCTACACGTCCGACTACTTCTTCTTCTGCCGGGTTGTCCGGATGTGGGTACTTAATCAGCAGATAACCCTTAGCATGGTCAGTTTTTTTCCCGACCCCTAACTGATACAGCGGATTCATGGGCATTAGGGTGCTCCCCGGCGGCGTAAGCGCCGAAACGTTGGAGGTAAAAGCACAACAGGCGGTGCTTTTTTCGGTGGCAGGGGTGGAACAAAACTTGGATCGAAGCAGATAGGCTCTTCTTCAAATAGCTCCACATAAGCTTTTCGTGCAGGCACCCATTCGTCTTCATTATCCCAGCAACCATCGCTGCTGATTTTAATCGCATCGGGTGCGATTGCCAGCACTCGCAGCAGTGTAAGACAGACGGCCAAGTCGTATGGCTTTCGCGCTGTCTTGCAGTACAAATCTACTGGGGGCATCGAACTAAGATAATCTTCAGGCCAGCGGAGCAATACAAAATCTTCGCAGCTTAATTTCTTTATTCCGTTAAAGCTGAGAATATCGAAGGCATATCTGGTCGGTTTATTAGAACCCCGGCTATCTCTCAGCTCAATTTCGTGCTTTTCGCGACAATATTTTTCAATTGCAAGTGTATTTAATTGGATAGCCGACCATTCTTTTGCCGTAAAATCTCTGGTTTGCGTGTAGTAATGTGTATACCCCATAGTTTACTCGCGTAAATGGTGTTATTCCTTTGATTTGAAAATCGTGTCCGTGAGCGTATCCCGGGTGATACCCAGAAACCAGATCAGGGAATACGCCCCAACCACGGTAAAAGCCGTCAGCACAAACAGCAAAAACGCCCAGCAGAAGCGCCAGAATTCCTGCAGCAATTCTATTACTTTTCGCATGTCGATTCCTTTGCATCAATTCGAATTACCGCCGACAGTCTGCTGGTTCTGTAGTTTTGTGGTGGTACCTTGTCGTCCAGCACACGGTAACTGCTTTGATTGATTTTTTCACATTTCGTCGCTGTGTTTGGGAATTTGAACAATTCCTGGTCAGCCAGATAATCAAAAAGCGTAGCATCATCGCCATACAGGCTCTTAGCCCAAAGATAGGCTTCCACGGCTTTTGACTTAAAACTCATCAGCTAATTCAGACTCCAAAATGAATTTGTTTCTTGAAAGCCTTAGTTTCAGCGATCTCAGCATAATTTTCAGGGTAGGTGTAACAGAGAATCGCAGGGTAAAAATTTTTACCCTGCTTTTTGTACTGTTTTCCTACTGCAAAAAATTCGACGTCTTCCGATTCAAGTACTGTGAAGTAAATCCAGTGCTTGTTGTCTTTGGCGTAGCAGGCATCAATCGAAATGCGTGCGACAATTTTTATATTTTTATGCCACTTTGGCTTGGTTCGAGATCCTGTGAAAACAGGAAAATTAGCCGTAAAAATCGTACCGAGCACGGCGTTCATATGAGATTCTTTGTGTTAAAATTCAGCGGATTAAACAATTCTGCTGTATACTGCACCACTGCTTTCCAGCTGCTGTTGTGCGTATTCTGTAGCGAACTCACACACCAACAGACCTGGCCTAAAATCCGGATTTAGTGGCTTTGAGTTTGTCAGTTCATCCAGTGCAAGATGAGCGCGCTGCCACAATTTTAGAATGTTCAGCACGACGATTAAACTTTCATGCGGCGCTGCGGTAACGACCAATGTAGCGCCTTGCTGTAAGTGCCTTGCGTGTGTTGTCAACCGAGTCAGCGTTTCAACCGCGTCTGCCAATTCTTCCTTACTTACCGGCTCACCGGTCACAGCCCGAAAGAAAACGAAACCAGCCGCGGAGGTTTTTGCGGTATCCCAATCTGTCAAATGCTCTGCCATTTTAACTTCCTTGTAAGCTTAACCTTCAATTTCCAGTTGTCTAAACACTTCGGGCTTACGCTGTACAACGGTTTCCCAGACTGTGCTGCTCGCATACTTCCGCTGTAAGTCATACACCACATCCTGCCCGTGGGGTCCGGCGTTACCGTCCTGTGGGCTAAAATGGGCGGCGACCATAATTCCCATAGGATAGGCCCTGGTCGCCCAGTCTTCGATTTTTTCTTCTAGTTCTGGCTTGGTTATTTCTGTTCCTATTTCGTCCTTAACCTGGATTAACCTTATCACGGTAGGCACATCCGTGTTGTTGGTTAAGTTCAGTTCAATCCTGGCAATGTCTGCCGCAATTGCAGCGTTGTAGAGCGCAGCTGGTAACGGAACTGCGCCGCCAAGCACGCGTTCAATTGGGAGACTTGTCAGCTGTAGCTTGGACGCCACTTTTGGGCCGTAAAACCGCCTAGGCAGTTCCTGCCAATCCTGAATCGATTGAGTTTCTTGCGCGATATCATACGCAACAAGAACTCCTGCACGGACGCCAGGTTGTAAACTGTACCGATAGTTATGCGAAGCCCATTTATAGATTGCTTGTTCAACGGCTAACTGCCCCTGAAATTCCTGTTCAAATCCGTCTTGCTGACAGAGCAGCTGTAATTCTACCCTTGTGGAATTGCCTGCATTTTCGTGATCTGGTGTAGTAATGCGTAAAACTACTTTACTAATTCCGGCTTTTCGGCAAAGAATATACAAATCAGCATCAAACGGCAAAAGTTCCATATCATTTCATCTTTCGGGATTTAGAGTAATAGCGGTGAATCAACGCACTGGTTTCTGCTTTTCGCTTTGCCAGTGCACAGTCTGCGTGCGTTGTAAACAGGTTGCTGTAATAACTGGCCGAGTTTCCGTATTTACGTGCGCGTTCCTCGGCTGAAGGAACGAGTACAATCGGTTTATTGCAGACTGTACAGTTCATGCGTGTCCAGACCTTATTAAGTCAGTTAATTTGAAAAAATTCACAATTTCCCAGCTGGGCATCGTTTTCGAATCGTCCAGCTGGATTAGCGCGTCACGTCTGCCGACGCGGCAATTCCGCACCGCCGCCGCACAGGGGAGAGCATAACGCGTATCCTTAGGCGGAAAGTGATTGAACTGCAAGTGCCAGTTAATAATGTTTTCCAACAACATGATTATGATTCTTTCACCTTAAATGTGAAATAAGCTACATTACCGCCCGTGTAGTCCAAATCATTGGACCAGGCAAACCACGTATCCTCGCTGATATCCAGCAAGCTGTCCAGTTTGTGCTTTTCTTTGAAAGCAAGTATTGCCTGCTTTTCAAACTCTTGTACCTCGTAGTCATCCCCGTAGGTAAGGTAATACCCATAAACTTCGGGCAACACAAAAGTTTCGGTACGCCACTTTTGTGCTGGTACCACGGCCGCAGGTGGCTTAGGGGCAAAAACCAACGCCGCTACTGTCTTGAACCAGCTACGTCGATGCATCATTTATCTCCCTTGAAAAAGTCGAGAATTAGTTTGCTTATAAACAACGTCATCCAGCGCGCGCTGCCAGCTTGACCAGCAATCCGGGTAACCTTTTTCTTCAAACACTTTCATCGCATGCCGACATTCCTGTTTGATTTTTGCTGAATCGCCGGTGTTAATTGCGCGAGTCAGCCTGGCTTTAAGTTGAGTAAGTTCTTGTTTTGGTAGCTTGTAACTCACAGATTCTCCATCAAAGAATTAGAAAAATTCGGCCCAACCTATTGAGCCAAAAGGGGAAAAACCTGCACCACAGATATCTCACTGTGATGCAGGTGACCCTGCCTTGCCCTGCCCTACCTTGCCCCGCCGCGCCTCGCCCCGCCAAGAGAAACCTGCACCACAGATATCTCACTGTGATGCAGGTGACCCTGCCATGCCTGGCCCGGCCCCGCCACGCCTCGCCTTGCCCCGCCAGGAGAAACCTGCACCACAGGTATTTCACTGTGCTGCAGGTGACCCTGCCATGCCTAGCCTTGCCATGCTCTGTTAGTTTTTAGGTGGTTTAAAACATCCTACAGGTTTCAGTTTAGGCGGTGGTGCCAGATAGTCCGACTCTGTCGGATTCGAATGATGTTTAATTTCGCGTAACGATTTTTGCACCGCAACGAGCGACGCGCTGATTTTACGCGACTCAAGTTCATGTTGTCGCCGATCGACTTCACCCAGCTGTGAAATGTCAACCTGATCCACGTGCCGTTTGCTGCGGCGGATCTTTTTTACACCCGTGCGAAATCTTTTAGCCTGGAATTCCACCGATTCCGCGTCGGTCAAAACATAGACTGCACCTTTTACCGCACGTAAACTCCAACGCTTGCCTTGCGCCCAAAGTGCCTGCTCTAAAATTCCGGCTAACTGCAACGCGACAAAATTCAAAGATTCAGGCGTAAAGTCTTCAACGCCAGCTATTTTGCTTACTTCGTCTGCAGGTATACAACTACCCTTTTCAAGGGTATCCAGAAATTTTAAATCGAAATTGGTCATGTAATCTCCTTAAAATCCGTAACCTCGAACAACCCAAATCGAGGGCGATAATCGCAAATGCCTACCGAACGGCCAGCAAGATGACAGATTCGTTCAAGATCGTCAACGTTGAAATCATAAAGATTAACTTCTATGTCTGCCGCCCACACATTAAAACGGGGACGATACCGCATAATGCGCTTTGTCTGCACTCCAGCGCAGCGTAGATCCACGTATTTGTTGCCTGCATTCCAAAAGTCATCAATAGTTGCCTTCAAACCCACAGGGTGATCGTGAATCAACAATGAGTCCTTTGTCACGATAACTCCAGCCAAGGCCTGCTTTTTCATCCGTAACTTAGTTGCCCCTGCGATTATCATTCCTTGTATGCAATCGGCAGTCAGTATTGGACGACGCTCCTTGTCATAGTAGAAGCCGTTGTACCAATCCAGTCTGGCAATCTCTATATAGTCTTCATCAGTCTTGTTTTTCTTTGAAGTGACTGCTTTTAACTGCTTACTTTCTTGGCTTAATGGATTAGCGGCACGTGAGGCGTGCATCAGTAGTGCACGCACCCCTTTAATAGAAAAACGAACGGAAGTTTCGGCCATTAGCTGATTCCTTATTTTTGTTGCTTCCGCAGAAGCCGTTAAAATGTTTGTTTGTCCTGGCAGTAAAACTACTACCAGCACCTTACATTATCCGCCGCAACTGCATAGAAACCGCTGTTCTATTCAGTTAAACCTGCACCACAGATATCTCACTGTGATGCAGGTGACCCTGCCTTGCCCGGCCTTGCCATGCCGCGCCGTGCCTAGCCCCGCCAAGAGAAACCTGCACCACAGATATCTCACTGTGATGCAGGTGACCCTGCCCCGCCTGGCCCGACCTAGCCATGCCTTACCATGCCCCGCCAAGCCATGTAATAAACATATTAACTCTTTAGTGGGACAAATACAAACACTTTTAAGTGCATTTTAAAGTTGACGGTTAGCCCCAAAATATTCCGTCGCGCGCGTCATTTCCGCGTCATAATCCTCATCTGGATCGTAATTAAATTTGACAGCCACAGGGTTTAACTGTTCAACGTCACGGCAATGTCGGTAATGGCTGAGTTCCAAACTTGCGGAATGCAAATCCGATTCGTCTTCGTCACTTAATGTCTTTTCCGTGTTGAAATACAAAAACTGTAGCCAATAGCTGGGAGTAAACTCGCAGACAGCAGTGCGTTTGTCGGCGTCATAAAGAAAAACTTGGGTAAGTTTGCCCGTTTTACGTCGCAGTGCTGGTGTCAGGTGCTGTGAATTGATGGGTATCTTTACCAGGTGTAGCTGCATCGGAATTCTGCTCCTTTCGGCGTTTGACTCGGAATATTCTGTCCAGAATAGCTTTAGCTTTAAGCGCAGCAAGCGGTAGCTCGGGGATCCGATCATACGCCAGATATTGTTTTCTGATGACCTTAAATCCGGCGTATTTACGCATGTCGCCCCCAAACTTGTCCACCAGCTGCGCCCAAATTAGGGCTTTCTCGTTTGCGGTGCAATTATGTAGTTGAATCTTCCAGTAGCGCAAACAATAGAGAACAAAAGGTGATTCTTCCGGAATGGGCAAATACACAAGATTCTCGGCAATCTTCTGTATGCGGGTAGGCGTCAGAAGTCGATTGACAGCTTTGGGCCGTTTCGATAGTTTTCTTAAACTAAACGTTCCATCGTTGTGTACTGTTATTCCCGCAAGGCGGAACTGGCGGCGGCGAAAACCGCCTGAATCTACGTGCGAAAGTAATCGACCATACTTTTGCAGTAACTGCCTGACTTGATCGATATCAAATGTCACAATACCGGGAACAGTGTAAAATTCTACAGAAACATCGTTAACAATACACATGTAACCGTAACCAGGCGCAATGTCAGGGTACGAGGCCTTTAAAATTTGTACCAGACATTCAACGTTGTCTACCAAAATTGCGCCGGGCTTGAGCAATTCTTCCCGTGCTTTTGTATGGACATATTTTACAAAATTAGAGTACTGTACAGGAACAAAACCTTGAAAATCCATCAGTGACACTCCTGAAAGCTGGAGGGCAGTGCCCTCCAGCAGTAGTGATAAAGAAATTTACTCAGGTAACGCCAGTACCTTTTGCACCAGACTCGACTTGATTGAGTCGAGGATTGCCACGCCTTGATCACCCATAGACTGAAGCTTGGCTTCCGCCAACTGGGCGGTGGTGATTCGCTGTAGTGCCGGAATATCCGTGCGCTTGCGGCGCAGCGTCAATATTTCGTCTGTTAAATTTGAGATGGTTGATTCCACTCCTTGACATTTAATGTGCATTGCAGAGATATCAAGCTCAGCGAAACCTGCGAATACCTGTGTTAATATGTTAAACCCGTAAATCGATTGCGTAGTTGGTTGAGTCACGCGCAAGCACACGCGATGTTTGTCGCGATCAACGATGTAATCCAGTTTCAGCGGCAGCCCCAAGGTGCGGCCGGTTTCGCAAAAAGATTCAGCGGCCGACCGCAGGTGTACGGGAAAATTACGCTCGGCCGTTTGACGCATTTCCAGCAGAATCTTCTCTTTCTTTTGTGTTGCTTCATTCATCTGGGTGGTTTTCCCCTGCTCCAGCTTTTTCAGATTTTCTTCAATGTGGGTTACACCAATTGCGACGATGTCGCTGATATTCAGCTCGGCCTGCAGGTTAATCGCAGGCATTGCAGCTTCAACGACACCAGTAACCTTGTTGTTCTTGCGCTTAGCCATCTTTTGTTCCTCACTCGAAAGGGATGAATTACCGACCTGAATCGTCTCAAACCAGCGAGACGATTAACACGACTCCGACAAGGGCCGCAGCACCAAAAAGAATAAGCTGGATCAACCGAATATAACCACGCTCCAGCTCTTTTAAGCTTTGCTCACGTAACTCCTGCATTTCACGCTCGTGTCGGGCTTGTTCCGCCTGCATTTGCGCTAACGCCTTCGCTCGCTCTCGCTCAGTATCATAAACCAGTACATTGCGGGTGACCCGCACATCAGCGATGAAACCTTGCACTGGGTCTGTATTGTTTGCTGACATTTAGATCCTTTCCTGGGGTAGAGTGATCTGACCACGGTCGATTTTTCGCCAACACCGGTTTAAGATTCTTTGCTCTTCATCTGCCGTTGGCATGTAGGCACGCCACAAATTACACCGGTTTTGCTGCCTGGCTGCAATCAGGGCATAACCACTGACTGGTACCTCGGAAGCGTAGAATCTTGTTTTATTTTCCTGTTCAAACTCCTCCAGCCACGGTCCAGTCACCGGATTGCCGTAGCAAGTCACGTCGCTGAACCGGTAAATGCCTACGTTACCCGGTACCAGACACGCAAGCAGGTGCGGTACAGTCAGGATCATTTAGCTTCATCCTCCAGTTCAATTTGGGTTGCCACCTCAAGTAGTTGTGTCGCCAGCTGGAATAGCTCGGCTACTGACAAATCCAAGACACCGTCCGTAGACATGACTTTTAAACTCCAGATTTCATTCACACCGCCGTCACCGGCGAGCTCAAGTAAACGATTACCGTCCTCCGCAGAATAAAAGCTGTAAGTCTTGCGTACGGCATAAGCAACCAACTCTTCGTTTTGTGCGGGTTTAACGCTACTGGGTTTAATATCGTCTTTAAATTTATTAATAATCTCAGCATGTATGGCTGAGTTCAAATCAGCTGAAAGCGATTTTGTAGGCGGATGGAGTGGAGATACTTTCTCGCTATTTTCTGCAAATGGCGCATCAGTCTCAACTTCCAGTAATAATTGTAGTCCTGCTTTTAATTCCGCAATCTTAACGGAAAGCGGAGTACCTGCGATATCGGTTAAAAAGTAGGTGCAAACGGCTCGTATGACGTCCAGGTCCGCAATGCACTTTTTAAGTTGTTGAATTTTTTCTGCATTTAACGATTCGGCCACAAGTTGCTCCTTGAATAAAAAAGCCGGTTTAAATTCTGGAATTTAAACCGGCCACACAAAGTTTCGTCACAACCCGCTCAAATCGAGATCGAGTTGTCCGGCCCAGCCATTGCGCCGGTACCGGTAGTTGTGCCCGGTACGTTCGGACACAACTGCACACGTCTGCCGTTTGTCAGCTGGATGCCGTAGTTATTATCCACGGCAAACACCTCAACCGGACGATTGCTCGTCAATTGTTGGGTTGCCCAGCCAATAAAGTGTTCTGCCGCTTTTAACTGATCTGCTGTAGCCACTGTGGCAAATTCTGCTGCCAGGTACTGAAGCAAATCCGGTAAGCTGCCTTGCGGTTCAAACAACGTTCTCTCCTTTACTGAAGAACGGTGAATTTTTGAAATCGGGTTAGTCATTCACACCCAGAAACTGAGCCAATCCGCCGCCCAGTTGTTCGGAGGTGATGTTAGCGGCCTTGGCCAGCCGAGTCAACGTAGCTACCGGTGGTTTGAGATCACTGACCATGGCATAGACCTGCAAACCTTCCGAAGCGCCGATGTACACGCCACGGTGGACCACCGACGTACCGCCCTTGAGCGTACGATTCATCTGGGTAAAGCCTGCATCGAAGAAATCCAGGCTCAAGTTATCAAGATGGTTCTGATCACCGACGAACAAACAGGCCCCCTTGGTGCCCTGCGTCAGATCCACCTCCGCCAGCACGTTGTTGGTCAGCTGGTCCCGAATCGCGGCGCTGATGTCCGCCGGACTGGTTACCGTCGAGATACTGGCGGCACCCATGACACAGATGCCGTTATCCAGCAGCTGCGCCAGCTCACTGCGGTCAAAGGTAATCAGCGGACTATGTACGGCCGCCAATTGGTTGAACAGGTGAAACAGCAAGCTGATCGTGTTGTTGGCCACCGGATACAGCTGGGTCATACCAGGCTTGTACAGTGCGTTAATTCGCGCATTGTCAATCAGGATCAGCGGACTGACCTTGAGCTCCAGCAGTTTCTGGAAGGCCGTGACCGCATTGCGACAAACCTGCTGTCCTTCGTTTGGACTGGGAATCGAGGCGATCACACCTACCCGTGGTGGTTTACCTTTGGATTCCATGTATTGCCGGGCAATCTGCACCAGCTTAGCCGCCGTACCGGAACCGGTGCCGCCGCCCAGCCCAACACAGATCAGACCGTAATCCATATTGTTACCCCAGGACCGCTGCAGCAAATCCCAGATTTCTTCTTCGTGTCCGCTCAGGCTCTGCTCGGCAAACCGGGCGTCCTTGGCAGCACCACCCAGCTGCAAGGTGTGCCGCTGAATTTCTTCCGGCAAACCTTGAAAATCACTTTCGGCGGTGTTGAATAAACCGACGCGGCGATACCCCAGCCGGTGAAAGCTGGCAGCCAGTCGTGCGCCTCCCTGGCCTGAACCCAAAAACGCCATATTAAATGCAACGTCATAAGGGAACTGATCGTCCACGACAACCTGCGTCATGGCTTGCCGGTGTGACCCTGGATGCAGCGTCGCCGCCACATTACCGATCGGAACCACGCCTGGCGGTGGTGCGGCCACTGGAATTACATTCACTGCTTCTGGTTTCGGCTTTCGTTTACCGGACGCTTGATCCAGGGATTGAGCCAGGCGGGCATTCAGATCGTCACTCATCGACTGTTCTCGCATAAAGACTTCAGGGCTTCAAACCGCAGATTCCTGACGTCCGTATTTGTCATTGGGAAAATCTGCGGAAACTGTTTACGCTGTTCATTGTACCGTGCGATATAATGCTGCCGTATAGCTTTTAGCTGGTCCACCGTATAACTTCCTTTAGACCAGTGGGACAAAACCGTCAAGTCTTCCGCTTCCGTGGCTTGTATATCGACCACGATTGCGGCAACCGGGCGCCAAATCTCCAGAAACGGTGGCAAGGTCGGTGCGGAGATGACTACCTTGAGTGGAATCACGTCTGTAAACCGCCGAATAAACTCACTCGGCCCTGGGTACGGTATCTCGTAATAGACCGGCAACTGATCGGAGAGCGGATGCACGTTGGCTTGTACGCAGATCGCTTCGTGAATCCGCTGTGCTTCAAAGTTTTGGTAATTTGTTTCATAAACGTGTCGCCCGTTGGCCACATCAATATCCTGACCAGGCCAAAGGACAGACCAACCCTGCTGCAAAAGATACTTTGAAACATAATGCGTGTAGGCTCCAGGCGTCCCGGCAATCAGCACATTGTCGGTATGATGCTTCATCGCATAAATTCCTGCTGCAGAAATTCTGCAAACTTTTGTTGTCGCTGCCGCAGCACGATAACGGAAGCTGCTTGTAATTGTTGTAACCAGGTTTCAGATTTAGCCAATACCATATCTAGCGTGTCTCTGACATCCTGCTGCTGCAGTTCAGCCACAGGTAATGGCTGGTATAAAGTCTTACACGGTAAAAGCACGCCAGTCTTTGTTGCCATAATGTGTTCAGATGCCGGAGAAACGTTTGCTGTAATCACGGGGGTTGTGCCCGGGAGTAACGCGGCCAGCGTCGAACCATACGGATGACGAGTGCTGACCAGATAAGTCCAGTCGCAGTTTCGGGACAGCTGCGAGTATTTTGTGTAATCGGGTTTCAGGTGTAGCTGGGTGCGCGGGTGCTGTAACAAAGTCTTCAGCTGCTTGCGATACGTTTTAGATAGCGATCGTTCCATTAAAAACTGAAGATGCAATCCGGAATACTGCTGCAACAATTCATTAAATAACGGCAAAAAGTTGCGACCGAGATCCCGCTCAAGTTGTTGTGGCAGCACCACCAGCAGGCTGGTTTGATCCTGACGCAGTCGTCCGTAACGACCTTGCAACACTTCTACCGGCGAAGTCAGCACACCCCAGGTTCGCTGCGTCGTGTTCAATCCGTACCGGTGATCGAGCCAATCCGCCATTTGACGCGAAAAGACGATGGTACGATCCACCGCTTGCAGAAAATCTTCGTGTTGCGTCTGCCAGGAACCCCAGCGAGGGAAGAATAAATGGCGGGTACGCCGACGACGACTACTGGTGGTTACCAGCTGCGCCTCGGCAAAGGCAAAATGACTGGGCTCAAACCAGCACAAATGTGTACAACCATAGGCCCAGTTATAGACCTGCTCCGGTTTAAGCGCTCGCACCACTTGCCGATCCCAATAAGGATGAATGTTGCGCGAAACCACACCATCCGACAAAAACCTGACTTTGACGCCCAGCCGCAGCAGCCAGTCCGCCAGCATCGTAGCGGCCAATGCGGCTTCGCCTCGAACATAGTTGACATAAATGCCTACTGTCAGCACGCCCAGCCTCCGGAAAATTCAGGCCGGATGCGGTACAAAATCACAAAATCCAGATTTTGCGCGACAGCCCGGCATAGTATAGTACCGCTGTTTTAAGCGCCACGCGACATAATTAAAACTGAGTTGATCCCGATAACTGTGATTTTCGATCTGCTGCCACCAGTATTGGTTAAAGGCTTGAATAAGTTCCGTCGATTTACGCACCAGACAAGCCGTCTCTACCAACCCGTGATACGTCGGGTAACCTTCTGCCTGGTAACGCTGCAGCTGCTGCCGCATCAGTTCCGCGTTATCTTTGCGAAGGCGGATACAAGCCTGCAGTTCCTGATACACACAAACCCGCTGCGGATGTTTAAACGTAGCCAAAGTGCACCTGGCCGGTAGCAGATCCAGCAGTGTCGCCCGCAAACTCACCGGTTTAAGCCGCTGCGAACCATCCAGCCAAACCGTAATGTCTGCCTGATCGGGTAATAAATGCGTATTGATTTTGTGCCAGCGGGCTGTGCGTCGACGGCACATCGGGTGCTGCCAGACGAGTGGCTTTAATTCCCAGTCCAGGTAACCCGTTGCCCGTCGCTGCGGAGTTGTCACCTGATCCGTATAGATCAGGTACCGGATATCTAATTCCGGGAGCATTTCCGAGGCCAGCAGCGAGCGTTCCAACTGATCATAGTGTCCGGTTACACAGCTATAGACTAAGACGCTGGGCATTGGCGATACCACTTTCCTTTGTTATAGCGTGGCCCGCGCGACACCGAACGGTAGTGAAATATAAAACTGCCCGGGACCACCGCAGCCTTTTTACCTGCCGCCCGCCACCGTGCCTGCAATTCGTCTTCGTTCAGTGTCATCAGCGGCGTTGGATTACGCTTGCCCTTGGAAGTATGCGTATTGACCGGGCAGTAATAATGCGTGGCATCATACTTACCTTGCCGCCAGGCCGTCATGGTCGCCAGCTGAAAAAAGCCGTTAATCGGGCTTTCGATAAATCTACCGTTTTGGGTTTTTTGCAAGCGGGAAGCTACCTGATTGATCTGGCCGATGTCGTCCGTCAGATAATAGTTTGGTAAGTACGTCGTAATATCCTGCTTGCCCTTGGCCGTTGATCCGGGGGCATTGGAGACCGGGCCCACTAAATCATAGCCGTGGTCCAACGCGGCCAGTAGTGCTTTATAATAACCGCTGGAAAACACAAGATCATTGTTCCCGGCAATGACATAAGCCAGGTCGAGGGCGTCCGCAATGGCCAATCCCTGATTCCAACTGCGGGTCAACCCGCCGGTTGTCGGAAAATGATAAAGCTCCAGCCGCGCATCCATATGCATTTCCGCCAACTCAAAAAGCGACTGAACATAAGCGTCTGTCCAGCCCGTCGAGCCGTCATCCACGACGATGGCAACACCGTCAGGGGTGTAAGTAAAGAAGGTGTCTAACGCTTTACGGGTATAACCATCCAGCACAATAGCGTTATAGGTAGGACAAATGAAACCAATTTGTCCGCCCATGATTACACTCCAAACTGCTGCTGCATCATCATCGCACCTCCCTGGGTGCGCGCTGACTGACGAATCTCATCCATCTTTGCCCGCGTGATCGAGTGCAGCGTCGGGTTCCACTGGCGCAGTTGACGCAGCTGGGAATCCTTTACGGACTCAGGTAGGCCCAGCAGTTCGCTGGCCAGCTGCGAAGCGGCGGCTTGCAGATCGTTCGGTGTGACGGCGGCGTTAGGTCCCATGTTTTGAATGTAATCGGATACCGGTGCCATCGTCGCACCACCCATACCGGGTTGCGGCGGCTGTCCGCCTGCCGGTGCCCCTCCCTGGTTAGGATCTGCCGGTGCACCACCTCCGCCTGCAGGTGCCATTGGATTGACCCCCTTGGCGACCTGTGCGGCAAACCCGGACTGTTCCATCAACTCCTGGTTGCGTGCCTGCATTTCCTGCTGTTTACGCGCTTCGTCGGCAATCCGTTTCTGTTCGGTTTCCCAGTCGTAACCGATTGCGGCCAGGCCTGACGTACCGGAAAGCTGTTGCCCCATCATCAGCTGCAGCGCAGACATCTGTTTCTGGACATCGTCGGCAATTGTTACACGCTTGAGGCTGGCCTTTACCGGTTCCCAGCTCTTGATCCGGCTGATGCTGCTTACCATCCACTGCACAAACAAGTTAGCGTCGCTCACCAATGGGCGGTGAGTGCTTTCAAACAAGCGCAAACCGACCGGTGCGGCCTGCACTGCCATGCTGCCGTTATAAAAATCCACCGGCGTGCCTGCTTCATTGAGCAAGGTTTCGTAACCCTGCTGAATCAGCTCGGTCGGTGCCAGTTGTTTGGCGTCACCGCCCAGCACCTGATAGTTCACAGGAAAGGGTAGCATTTGCCAGCTGGCCGGATCACGTCGTCGGCGATTGATCATATTACGCACCTGGGCGCGAAAGTCCCCGGCGGCATAAATCGACATCGGGTCCTGGGTGGAGATACCCCCGGCAGCTGTTCCGTTACGACTCTCGGGTGTGATCAGTCGAAACGGAATCACGTAGTCCATGGCGATGGCTTCATTGAACCGCCGCAACACCTGGACATACCAAATCTGGCGGTAGTTCACCAGGCTCCGGGGAATTCCCCAGCCCATATTGCGAATCCCAGCCAGGGTCGGCTCTTTCATATGAAAAATTGCGTCTTTGTTAAACCGAAACAGCTTGTTGTAGCGCACCGCTTCCAGCACCTGCTTACTGGCGCGTTCAAGATGGTAAAGATTACCTTCGCGCACCATGCGCTTGTAATACTCAGGAATACGCCAGAGATAAGCCACTTCGTCCGTGTACGGATCGTGCAGCAATTCCATCTCGTGCGGATTCCATCGCTTTAAAATCAATTGATCTGATTCTTCTCGTGGTTTGTCTACGACCTGCCAGGCACCACGCCAGCCGGTTTGAGGACAACTGGCCACAAATTCAAAATCACCATTGAACTCAAAATTAAAGTTGTCGTAAACCACTTTAAGTGGATACATCGCGCCAGTCTTAGGGCACTGCAAATACCGCCGAAACGGCACCATCACACTGGCGAACCCGTTACCATAGCATAACCTGTCCCGCAGCAACTGCCCGAGAAACGTGGTGGCATGCAGCGTGTCGTCCAGAAAATCTTTGTATTTTTTCTTCTCGTCATCGTTGGCATCACCGCCCAGCTCAATATCAGTCACGAAGTAACTGACCAGGCGTTCCATCGCCATCCGGTATGTACCCTGTACCATCCAGATATATTCCGACCACCAAAGCGCTGAGCGCATCGTGGTCGGCATCTGCGTTGTGGCAATGTCGTTAAACGGATCAGCAAATCCTACATCACCGGAAGCCGTGGCGGCTCCGCGGTTAAAAAACGGACTACTGGTACCGTACAGGGACATTGCAAATTCTCCGTGCTGGCTTATTTGATTTTACTGGCCTGCTTTACCCAGTCAGTGGCCTGTTTCAGCAGGTCGTTATCCATATCGTCAGCCTGACGTTCTGTTTCAGGATAAACAGCGTCTGCCTGTGCGGCTTTTTCTGCCTGGCATTTGCCGGTGCAGCGGTGCTTCGGCGTGCAGCTGCTAATAGCGCCATTTTTTTCCATTATACCGGTTCTCCATTGTGCTTGAGTAAGATCACAATATCCAATCGTCCCAGTGGTAGATGCAGATTGAGTGACGAGCAGGTAAAGCGAGTTTTCAGCTGAGGTACCGTGACACTGAGTTGTTCTTCGCCCAAGTATGGCGGCAAGTACTGAAACCCGTCTTCAAATCGTGTGTCATACACCAGCGCCAGACAGTCTTGCCCGACGACTACCGCATGATACCTTGCTGCTATTGTACCCAGCTGCCCGAGGGTAAAGTAGACTTCGTACTGTGGCTTTTGGGGCGATCCGATCAAAAAGGAAATACCCAGATCCAGGCTGGGTGGTGGTTCGGATGGCGCGCGAACGGCAACACGCTGATCCAGCCGATCGTGTAATTCCATGAGCAGCTGGGTCTGGTTTGTGAGCTGCTGCAGCAAAGCCTCGGACTGCACATTCGAGGTTTTCACGGGAGAACTCGGATTTACTTCGGCTTCTTGGGGTACCGGCGCAACCGCAGGCGGACGAGCAAAATACTGCTGATGCACTTCAGCGGCCTTTACCGCTTCCTGTTGCATCAAATCTGCGAGCTGTGTCGCAACTTTCTGCTGCCGCATCGGGCTAACCGGAGCCGCCAGCCGCGCGGTTGCCTGCTGCTGGATCTGGCGAAAAAATTCAGTGACATCGCCACCGTACTGCTTGGGCGACTGATTTTTAAACTCCGGTGAATCTCGAAGCTGTTCCAGGTCAAGTTCAAATCCGCCGCCTTCCACCCCCGGATCCACGATCACTTTTTGCGGGCGATTGGCATCAAACCCCAAAGACACACCTTCACTGTCCGAACGTGGTAGCATTGTGCCGGGACGAGGGCCGCCTTCCGGAAAATACTTGGTCGGGTCAGGCGTATCGGCTCGCACTTTATCCATGAGAATCTCCGTTGGTGGATTCCGCGTCTACGTAATAGTCACTGCCCAGCTCTTCCGGATCACCCAACCAGTGGTGTGGCTGCAACAAGAGCGGTTCCGGCAAAAGACTCTGTTCAATCACCTGAAAGGGTTCGTCGACTCCCGCCAGTGTCGCGGTACTGTTCGGCAGCAGTACGTAACGAAACGATTTACCGTTGGGTTTCTGAATAGGCACGGAAAACGGAATGATCGCACCGTAGGTGATGACGGCAGCGGTTTCCTGATTTTCTAATGCCGCCAGCGCCTGCAAGAGCTCCGGTAAAGTCTCAAAGTCGTGCACCAGAGGGTACTGCCCTGCGGGCATTTCGCACAGAATCCACCGATGCGGTAACCCGCGACTCCACTGTTTAGGATCCTGATCTCGCTGGGCTTCCGCCAGTTTTGCACTGATGTCCGCAGGTAGTTGCTGCTTCAGCTCACTGAATTCTGCCGAATAGTCTGTAAAGATCTCGGGCGGCCCGGCCATGAATTCTTCCAGGCCCGGCACAGTCTGGCAAAACTGCTGATAGCGCTCGCCTTTTTCAGCTACTGCCATGATTACCCTCCTCCACTGCCGGAACGTAGGTTAACGCCAGCGAAACCTCGTCCGACGTTTTAACAACACTGCCCACTACCGCAATAATTGCCTGCGTTGCCTGTACCCACTCGTTGATCGTCTGTTCCAGTTGCACCGAGTCCGGTGCGGTAAAGATGCGCAGCTTTACGGTCTGATCCGGTAAAAGAAACTGGCGAAGTGAAGGCAGGGGAAACTCGGACACGGCAATTCACTTTCGATATTGTTCAATGCGTTTTTGATGTTCCAGATCCTGTGCCCGCGTCATGATTTCCTTATACTGTGCAAACGCATTATCCTGCGTCAACCGGGGCAGCGAAAACAGAGAATTCGCGGCCTCCACGTGTAGCTTGCTGGGGCGAAAACTTACAATCGATGGCGTCGACTGCACCTGCTCCTGGCGGGTATCAAAGGCGTATTGCCGCTCGTTTGTCAGCACCGCAAATACATTTACTTCCACTAACGGCATTCCGGGTGTCAGCACTTTACGTGCGTCATGCACCAGGGGATCGTAAATGTTTAACTTCTGTAAGGCATACTGATACAGCCGTTTGTTCGGCAGATCAAACTGCACGGTCTCTAAAATCGCGTCCACCAGCTGATTCCACTGATCCTGCCGCGCCGCCCAGAGTGAATGATTCCAGGCCGGATCGTTCGGCAGTTGCAAGCCCTGAAACACGGGCTGCTCAAACTGATACCAGAAAATCTGCAGGTTGCAGCGCTGCACCAGATCCGCCAGATTGATTTCCGAAAACCGACCCCAGAGATAGATCGGTGCGGGGGTGTACCAGACATAACCAGCCACATCGGCCAGCTGGTGTGCGCGCTCAAACTTGATCCGGTACTTGGGCACCGTAAATGGTTTGAACAGGTAATACTGATCTTCTGCAACTTGCGACACGTTCAGGACCTCAAGCGAAAAATCGCCAGGAAGCGGTGACCAGCACCGTACCGTCCAACTCAGCGCTGAGTCCAGGTTTCAACCATTGCTGGGACAACTGCTTGTACTGTTCGGCCGCCGGTCCGGTTGTCGTTTCGCTGCACGCTTGCAATAACGCGCGTAACAGTTCCGAGTTCGGCAGTATTTCGATTTGAGGTGAGTCACGCCAGAAATCAAACGGCAGCGGTTGCGCCAGTGCGGCACAGGCGCAGGCCCAGTACGGCAAAAAGTCGCGCAGGCCCGGTAACCCGTACAGCTCAATCGAGTTGGCTGGGCGCTTATCCGGTAACTTACTGAGCAGATAATTGCGCGCTGCGACTGCCGGTAACAGCTGCTTGCTGCCAGGTAATCGCTTGGATAACCGAAAAGTTGCCGCTTCCTGCAGTTCAGGAATCACCAGGCGCAGTGCCAGGATATTCGCGTTAATTACATCCAGATTCTTGACCGGCTTCTTGTCCGTCATTTCCCGGTACTCGAAAAGCTCCGGCAACATTTCGGCTTTGGCGGCTTTACCCAGTTCACCTGCAGCGGCTTCGGCCAGGTCCCGGTAAGCCCAGCTGATATGGACTTTCATGAATCAGCTCCCGGTAATGATCAACTTGTCTTTAAACGGGTTCAATGCGTCAGCAGGCACTTGCTTGACGCATTGACCACCCACGCGCACCTCAAACAGCGACGGATCGTCCGTTTTACAAAACTCGACCAGCCGCAAAATGTTGAACTCATTCAAGGTTTGGTATTTCTCCTGCTCGAGTTCGTTTGCACTGGGCGGTGTGGTCAGCTGCAGCCCACTGATAAGCAGTGTGTTCTTCGTTTCAGCCCACTGCTGCAACAACATCTGCGCCCGGTCGGCCATGCTGGTTGGCATGAAACCACTGGTAGCATGGCAGATATCCGAGACCAGCATCACATCCGGCGGCGCATACAACAGTGGTTGAATGGTTGTATCGTAAAGCTGGGCAAAGCTGTTTCGACTGCGTGCACAATTTTTCCAGGTTTGCCCTGGGAGATGCACCAGGTTAGTTGCCTGGATTTGCGGTGCCCGGTCTGCCAGGTGCAGCAGCTGTAAAGGCTTGTCTTGCAAAAATTCCATGATATGGTTCAGCAACCAACGCACTACGGCTGCCTCCCCGACAAACATGACGCGATCCTGCCGATTAAGCGCAGTTGCGCCACCATCCAGCTGCAAGTCGAACCCCAGCTCAATTTGCGCGGCTGCCTGCTGTTGGGCTGTGTGGGTTTTCACCACCTCAAGCAGCCAGGGAAATACTGTTTCGGTTAACCCTTTAAACAGCACCAGATGTTCAAACGGCTTTTGACCTTCAGCGGCGATTGATCGTACCAACACCTCGGTGACGACCTTGCGCTGCTCGTCTGTCAACTCCGGGGCGGTCGGGTCGATTGTGTTTAACTCCCCAAGTTTCAGTCCCAGATCATACATCGCCACGTGATACAGCTGCCGTGCCGCCAGCATGGCCGCCATGATGCTGCGAAACTTTTCGTGGTTGGTCACCAGCGACTCAGCCAACTGTGCCAGTCGGAACAACTCGGCTTGCTGCTCATCCTGCTCGTCTGCCATGATTGCTGCTTTCTAAATTCCGGAATTTAAACTTCAACCTTCTCAGCCGCAGCTAACAGGTTTCCAAACCGGGCAACAAAAATCTCGACATCATCCAGCTCAAGGGTTACCAGCCAGTTTCGCCGGTTTTTGCGGTGAAACACGACCGGGATTTCACCTTCCTTGGCGTCGCGCTTGGCCTGTAGCACTGCGGTATCAATATTGAGCTTTTCCACGCGCTTGCACTCTACGTGCACGCCCGGTAAGCCCACAACATCGTCACCTTCGATGCCGTTATACTGCTGCCCTCTGCGGGCATTGACGTTAAAAAGCCTGCGAAACTCGGCAGCCAGCTCGCGTTCGCCGACCTTACCTTTTCGATTACCGTTAATCCGTGCCATGTTGATTCCTTAAATCAAACGTTGTTTCCGCCTCGGGTGGTGTGATTGTACGGAAGTTTCCAAGTTTACACCAGGCAATAGCTCAGGATCGAGTGCTTTTACCGGTTCCGTTGCGCTCGCTTGCGTTGTGCCTGCAATTTTTAACGGGTCAGTACACTGCAAAAGCTTATGATATTCAGCCATTACCCAGTGCAAACACAGCGAGTCATAACCGGCATTATGCATACTGTTGACATCCACATTATGCTGCTTGATCAGGTCATAGTGCTCCAGTATGTACTTCAAACCCCACTTGACGCCGCTGATCCTTAACTGGCAAACACGCTGAAAATAGGCTTTAAGCGTCTCGTTACGCTGCGGCAAGATTGACGAGCGGTAGGAGGCCAGCCGGGACTCGCGTGAATTCCAGATTTGATCTGCTTTGAAAATGGCGCCGGTGTCGAAATAATTGTCTTTCGGTAAATCGAAAGTTTTACGAAGGAACCTTGCAAAATTACCGCGAATTAAACGCTCGTCAGCCGCTTGACCGTTTTGTGCCACAAAGGGCAAATTACGTTGACGCCAGGTATCAAACAATGTGCTGTAGAACTTCAGTACGTGAACAGGGTCTTGACCTTCGGACTGCAACACGTGCGGTAATAACCGCCAGCTTGGTCCTACGATCGCGCGCATATTGTTTAACTTATAGTCTAACCAGTGGGACTGAACCTGCGGATGCTTGTACCAGTTAAGCACCAGATTTAAACGATCCACCACAACTCCGTCTTCCACCAGTGTGTGGCCGATCTCAACAATCAAATCGTTACCAGCGTCGCTACCGGTAAATTCTGTATCGAAACAAAGGTAAGAAGGCGGAAATTGATGACCATACTGGGCTGTAAAGCTACGCTGCCATGCGCTGATGATCATACAATTTCCCTGAATTTTAGCCTCGTAAAGTGCGCAACGCAGTGCGGAACTTTGACTTCAACCGCTCAAACCGGCGTCGGCGTCGTGACATACCAGCGTACCGCCGAAATTGCTCGGCGTAAACCAGCAACTGCTCAACAGTCAACAAAGGACCTTCACCGTTGACGGTGGCTTCGCGCACCCCGGCATACTGGATTCCGGCATAACACGCGCCAATGTGGGCCAGAACAGCCACCTGAGCTGCTGGTTTGCAATCCAGAAATCCCGATTTACGTAAGCTATCGAACAGGGTGATTTGTAGTTCGGTTGCAGCGGAAGCCAGGTAACGACAATATGCCCCACAAGCCTCACCCAGCTCGTCCATCGTAATACGTTCTCGTTCCAGGATGCTATCCAATTCTGGCCAGGTATGATCTTCTAATCGACCCGCCACGATTTCCATCACTTGTTGAAAGTTATGTGCGACATCCCGCGAAGGATTATACAGCCGATTATCACCGGCGCTCATGCGTGCCTGCATCGTCATAGTTTCTTTAGCTCCATTGTGCACCGTAGACATTTTCCGGGATATTCCAGCTCAGCAGGATCTACGTATTCCGGCTGCTTGCATCGGGTACAGGACTGCTTTCGATAAGTTAATGCATGGGTGGCCAAAACACAGTCTTTTGCGCCAAACGGACAAACATAGCATTCCAGATCAAAGCCTTTAAGACAAGGATTTTGTGTTCGGTCCCGCAGGGTAATCAGTTCTTTGTTGTAAGCGGTCGTTGCTGCAGTGTGTCCCACCTCGATCGCAAACGGAACATTTTTGGAACGAGCCGGGTCCAGCAGCAACCAGCAACGCAAATTGTAAAATTGTCGGGAATCGAGGTAAAGTCCTTTACCAAGCTGCGTGCCCCGCCGATTCACGCGAGACCGGCCAAACCCGAACCCAAAATTCTTTTCGGTGCGGTACTTGGCCAGGTAATTGGTCTTTTTTACAGACCAGCTTTGTACCAGCGTTTGCGGCACAACCGAACCGGCCAGCGCCTGGAACGTAAAAACATTTTGCAATTCTTTATCTTTGCGCTGTGTTTCCACGCCGCAAATCTGCACCGGAATCCATTCGTAAGCCTTCTGACGTTCCCAGGGTAATACCGGACGTACCGAACGCAACTCTTCCACATTGGCCACCAGCCGCCAGCAAATTTCAAAAAGTTGCCGAGACGAAAGCCGCTGCTTGAGCAGAAGCTGCACACTGTCATGAATCACACATCGCAGGATGCCGTCCGGCAACTCCTGATGCAAGCGGTCGACGAAGTCGTGATAGGTTTGCGCCACCAGTTCCTTACCGACAAAATCATTCAGGTTTTCAACCAGACTATCTCGCTGTTTAAACAACCGCGTGAGCGAAATGGAAGGTATAGGCGGATGTTCGTCCATCACTCCTCCAGGATTTTGTCGGCGTTCAGACCTGTCAGGATGTATTCGTTTTGGACCCAGCGGACAAACCGGGTGTAATCAGGATTAGCAAACTCATGCACCGCGTTGCCGGTTTCAGACAGGCCGCAGTCAAAATAAGTCCAACCCGGAAACACCAGACCGCCGCTGACGTTACAGGCCTTCAACATTGCCTCGGCTTCAGCGGGTGAACCGCCTGCGTTGAGGTAGGCGGCAAAAGCGCGCAACAAACCGAGCAAGCGTTTCTGCGCCGCCACCTGTGCGGCCGTAGGTTCCTTGAGCTGCTGCAGTGTATCGTACTGAATCACCTGCGCATGCTCCGGTGCACGCAGGCCAAAGACGATACTGCTGTAAACATTATGCACGTCATGCTTGCGCTCGGCGTAATACCCAGCACGCGGCGTCATCTTATCCCAGTTAAACATCTGATACAGCTCCGCCATTACAAATTACCAGGGTGTCTCGTACACGCTTACTTATGAACTTGGTTATTTCCAGCTGAAAATTTCCATATTGACGCGTGATGTCACCGTCTTCCCAGATGTAGACTTCATTTTGTCTACCCAACCCGCGACGACCCTTGCGACCGCCGACATTAATATGCACAACGGGAAAACGATAATCATACAGCTCTTTCTGGATATGCGCTTCACAATGACAACGCGCTCCTTCCGGAAAACTGTGTAAAGTACGGTTCTGCTGCCGGATTAATTCGCCCAGGATCGAGTCGCCCCCGTTGTGATGCAACCCTTTAAAAGGGTAATCCCACCGGCGTAAAAACGCAGCATCAGCTACCCACCAACCCCCGGTGATAAAACGATAGTGATGGGATTTACTTACAGGGTATTGATACCAGGGCTGCTGCCTAATTGCCGCATATTGTTCTCCGCGTTGCCGGATTGCATGCGGTATCCCAAGTTGCACGAAATCAGGACCGGCGGCACAAACTTTATCGGCAACCAATTGCCACCAAGACGCACCTGAATCCAAAAAACTGTCGTCGTCAAACCACATGAGATGCGTGGCCGTTTTAGGCTGCAGCATCTGTCGCATCATGGGATACTTACCTGGATTTTGCTCGGTTTTAAACACTGTAACAGGCCAGTGTTCTGCTTGTCTGGCTGCCCAGCGCTGCACCAGTGTTTCGGTCGCAGTTGACACTGCGTTTAAACCGATTCGAAATTCTTCAATTACAGAACAATTCTGTTGTGGTAACGAAGACAGCAGCCGTTCAGCCAGTGCCGGGTAATCGCCGTAAAGCAAAGCACATACTGTAAACATAAACGCTCCAATGAAAAAGCCCGCAAAACCAGTTTGCGGGCGGGTACCATATTAACGGCTAAATCAGGCTTTGGACCGCCGCGGGAGCTGCCGCTTTTTGGCGGCCACCACGATATCCGGCTGAATTTGAGGTGGACCTTCATCAAACACGTCTTCTTCAAGGTCCGGCTGTACTGCGGGTTTGGCTTCTCCGCCCAACACCCGCTTAGCGCGGCTAATTGCCGCATCCAGTTTCGGCTGCATGCTGTTTAGATGTTCCTGCATCACCAGCATGCGTGCCCGGGTGTTTTCCAGATTCTCCAGGAATCTGTCATTAATCTTGGCCGGAGGCAAATCCGCCAGATCGGCTTCAAGCGGATCAGCTACCTGCAGGACATAGTTATCCACATGCTGGAGACTGGTGAACAACTTGTACAACTTGGCATCGACCGACGAGGGAATCGTCGGCTTACGCCCACCTTCCCGGTGGATTACGGCATCCTTTTTGCCTTGCAGCTCAAGCGCCAATTCGTTGGCTGACCAGCTGTTTTGCCTGATCTTTTTAAGATAAGCCAGCTGCTTTTTCGACTCGACCTTCTGTAGCTGGACAAAATGCGTCCAGGTCAAATAGGTTCCGTTGGCCATCGGCTCGGTGGCCTGATCCTGCACAAACTGCCGATCAAAGGCAGTCGCAACATTGCGCATGTCGTACAGTGTCGTCAGATTGATATTAGGCTGGCCCCAGTATGCCGCCAACTTTTTGACCTCGCTTTTACGCTGATGGTCGTTCAAGTCGTCGTTTTCCAGCACCTGATCGACCAACAACCCCAGATCATAAAACACCGTCAAGGATATCTTGGCCGCTGCTTTGAGTTTTTCAACTCCAGCCAACGCCACCTGCCGAGTCACATCGGCCATGTCATCAAAAATTTCCTGTTGATGCGCTGTGCGCGCTAATTCACCCATTGTTGAATTCCTTTAAATCCAGAATTTAAATCACAACCGCCAGGCCAGCCCTGTCTGGATGTGGTCGATGAGCGCGGTGTACGGCTGCACAACCAGCTGCATCGCATGCTTTTTACCACCCTTATGTACATGGCAACTGGACTGCGGCGGCACAAACATTTCCCAGTTACCGTTATGGATCACCATCCCCTGTGCGAACCCTCGCCGCGGAAAAATCATTGCCAGCGGACGATCCGGGTACCGCTTGTACAGCTCTTCAAACCGAGATTCATAGCGCTGCACTAGCGGCAAGCTGCGAAAGGTTTTAAACCAGAGCGGATGAATTGACCGCTGATCCTTATGAATCGGCGGTTCATCCGTCATGGCATCAGCAAACAGGTAAACCGGAAAAGTATTCACCACAGTATTGAAAGCTTCACAGGTGAAGTGGTCCGTAGTCGACAATTTCCTGATTTCCTGCTTGCAAGCCATGGACAGTTTCAGACGATTGGCTGTCCACTCAATACGAGCCGATTCCCACTGGCTGACCCGCCGTTCGGCCTGCTCGTAACGTGTAATTTTACTCAGTAATGGATGAAATGGATGATCCATGTCACTTCGACTTTTTACGAGTTTTATGCTCCAGCTGCATTGCCTCGTACGGTAAAGGCAATACCTTGCGCCGCTTGATATTCAGCGCATCGCGAATCCGATCACAGACCTCGGGATTATCCTGAATCATCTGGCCGACCTCAGAAAACGGCAGATATTCTTTACCCATCCCCAGCGCCGGGAAATTTGCCAGGCACTCCAAATCCGCTTTTGGACTTTGACAATTGATGTGCAGATCGCGCGCTTTGAGTCGTTGCTGTCCTGTACCCTCCAGCTCGTGGAGCAAAGTTACCAGCGCCCAGTTCCAGTCCCACAAAAACACATCGCGAGGATCGCCTGTCTCGGGGTCGTCTTCGACCCACCAGATAAACCGGGTCTTAATTCGTCGCCCGGTAGGTCCGAACGAATTCTTGGAACACCGCAGTTCGATACCGATACCCTCAAATTGGGCATTCTTAATTTTTGAACGCCAGACTCCGGTCTGGACCTCAAAACTTTCGTGGAAATTAAACGCCTGACCCCCCAGCGTATACCGATGCGCGTTACCCTGTTGATCAGTCTTTTCCTTGAGGTGATTAATCAGCAGCAATGTAAAAGGCCAGTCATCCAGCTCGCTTTTGATCGCAGGCAGATAGTTGGAATTCATCAGTGCGGTGATCGGGTGCACGCGTCCGGCGGTACCGTCCTTTTGTACCTTCTCCAGCACTTCCTGCGACTGGGTGCCACCGATCGAGTCGACACAGCAACAAACCGGAATTTTTTTCCCGGGGCCTACCTCGTTATCGGAAACACGCACCATATCGCGCTGAAGTTCGCGAACATAGTGCGTCAGCATCTGCTGCCAAACCTCCGTACTGTCGGCTTTATTCGATATGATTGGCATATGATTGCGCGCAACCCGCATGATGTCACACGCAAAATCCGCATCAAATTTGAACTCCGTATCAATATGTACGGAGATGCCCTGCCTTTCATAAAACCAGCGAAATATTTCGTACGACAGCGCGGACTTGCAGGTGCCCCAGGTACCCGCCAGCATCATCACACTGGATAAAGGGAAAACGTCGTTCGCCAATAAGTACTCAAATGCCAGCGAAGGCATGGGAATCCCGATGGCCAGCTGCTGGAGTTCTTCCCGCGAAGCAAACACATGGTTTTGCCCGAATTTATCCCGTGCCCGGTTCAGCAGACTGGTCATCATTTCGGACCGCGTTGCTGCGGCGTTGACATCAGACCAACGCGTCACAAGTGCTTCCTGCTGCTTCTGATTCAGTCGCCGCTTATCTGGCAAAATAATATGATTTTTGCGCGGAGTTGCGGCAACGGCGATCTGCTGCGGGAATTCTTCGCCTTCAGCTTCAAGTTGCACTGTCGGCGGCGGAGGCTGAGCCGCGGATCGGCGTGGTAACTTCTTTGCCGGTTGAGCTTTTTTCTTGGTTTCCGCTTTTTTCACCCGCGGTGGGGCATCGCCTAACATATCTTCGTATTCGCTCATGAGATCCTCGATTGTGGTTGGGGAACCGACGTGAGGCAATTATACCTCACGTCGGCGTGAAAACAATCAACTGGACCGTCTTGGCTTTTTACCGCTGGCCGGAGCTTGCGGCTTTTTGTCGCTGGGCGGTTCGCTTACTCGCTTATGCGAGCGTGCGATTGCCTTGGCTTTAGCCAGGCTATTCACCTGATTCTGATCGAACTCAGGCTCGTCATCAAAGTTGGCGAACTTGTCTTCTTCGTCAGGTAACGACTCTTCGTCAAACTCGTCGTCATCCGGATTGACCTGCTGCTGCGTGGCCGCAGGCGGGAAATCATCCTCGAAGTCAACGTCTTCGAACTCGTCCGCAAGTTCTGCCGCAGTTTTCTTCGGTGCTGCTAGTGCGGTAGATTGACGACGTGGTGGCACTTCCGCTTCGTCCTCAAACTCATCTTCGGGTTGTGGCTGTGTAACCCGCGGTTTACGCGTCGGCGCTACACCCATATCCACGACCGTTCGCGCCTGTAAGATCGATTGCACACAGTCGTAATTGAGATATTCCGGATGGGACATCCAGGAAAATCGCAATAGATTTGGAATTTGCTGGAACCCGCGGGCGATCCATTCGCACCGCTGCTCGATAGATGGTTCGAACAGCAGAAAAGTGTTGGCCGGGTCCTGTGGGGACTCGCGCCAGAAGAATAGGTGCTTATCCAATATGTTCTGCACCTGCTCTGCGGACAAATCGGGTGTTAGCACACCGTTTGGTCCTTGAAACCGCGTGGAAATTGCCGCTTCATACTCGACAATTTCCGTACCGCGCGGTGTACCTGTAAACGTGGTATTTGTCGGTATTGTCAAATTTAGCGGGTTGTACAGCGTGAAGAACAAACCGCCCTTTACTGTCCCGGTGGTTGGGTTAAATCGACCACACGGATCGCCGAATTTGAACGGAGCGCTCGGATTGACCGACTCGTCCCCCGACCAATCCTGCTTTTCTTCGTTACACAGTTGCAGTATTCGTCTGCCTGCGGACTGACTCATCTCGAAGACATACAGCGGATCACCCGCCTTTTCACCGTAGGGAATACCCTCGCGCGGAATATCCTTGATTACGGTCTTTGACCCTTTGGTGTATTCGATGTGTTCGCGGGTCAAGTCAAAGTCCGGCCCGTTTTGCAGCATAGACGCTACGACGAAGTAGCGGCTGTTAAAAGGCGGCAAAGCCTTGTATGACCCTGAAAAGAGTTTATTCCACTGATTGTCCCACTGTCGACCCTGCGAAAATTGGCCTGCATCGAAGGCCTTTTTTGCGCTCATGTAGAGCTTGACATAAGGCTCGTCCCAGAACGAAACACCTTCCACTGTGCTGATCTTGTTACGCCCGATGATATACGAGAACTGATTCGCGTCTTCACCTGCCAGCAACGGCTTACTGGCGTCAGTACCAAGACCAGCAAACGCGACAGTTGGTACTGGCTGGCTGATGGACATACCGCCCAGGCCTGCCGAACCTTCCGCATTTAAACGACCATTCAGCAGCTGCTCGTGTGGATTCTCAGGATCGAGCATATTCCAGATGCGCAGAACCGTTGAGCCTTTCTTGTAGCAGCGAAGTCGGTCAAGGCGCACATCCTTTACCTCAGGATTCAGGTAATGAACCCCCTTAGGACCGTTGTAGGTCCGTTCATCATTAGATTCCATTTGACGGTTGATTGATTCACGAGTGCGGGGGATAAAACTTCTCTTAGCCATTGTTACTCCTAGTGGGAATATAGTTCACAATCTCATCTACAATCCGCTCTGGTTCAACCAGCGCGTTGTCTTTAACGCAGCAAATTCGCACCGATTTTACGGTGGGTTGATATTCTATCAGACGATCCCGGTAAAAAGCATTCACCTTTTCCAGAAGCGTCCGATCACGCTCATGCACGTCCAGTTTGCCGTCACGTTTTGCAACATTTTTTATTGCAAAATCCACCGGCATATCCAGGTAAACTAAAAGATCCGGTACGGGCAAACCAAACGTACCGTGTTCCAGTTTATCCAGGTATTTCAATAACCGATCCTGTTCTGCTCCTTCCGTTTTTGCGGCCAGATAGGCCAGGTTTGAGGCGACATACCGGTCCACAATCGCGATCGACTGTCCGTCTGCCGCCGCCTGCAGCTGATGCTGATCGGAATCAAATCGATTGATTGCCCACAGGGTACTACAAAACTCGGGAGTAATCGCCTGATGATACTTGTTATCCAAAATACGGCGAATCAACTGACCGCTGGCTGATTGATATTCCGGATACTTGACTACATACACCGGTAAACTCATTCGCTGGCGCAAACGCCACAATAAACGGTTAGCCGCGGTGGTTTTACCAGAACCGTCAATTCCCTCCAGATTAATGATCACGCTTTGCCTTTCCGCTTACGCCATAGCTCATAGGACTTGTCCTCCAGGTTTCGTTGTGGTCTGACTTTGGTTGCCGCCACGATCGATCGTTGCGGCTTTGTTGGGGCATCTTTGCTGTACGTTACCACACAACCCTCCGCCCCGCCGTGTCCGGTCGGCAGGCCGCGTTCTACCGCCTCGGCATAAACTAGCTTTTCGCCCCAATAGTTCATCACCTCGGCTTCGATACCAAGATAATACGGACCGTCTCCTGTCGGAATCCCCTCCAAAGTACTGGGGTAAATCGGCACGGCCTTCCGCATGTAAGTCGGCAAAACATATTCGCAGACGTGTTTAACGTACCTGTCCGGCACTTCCAATAAAATGGCGTCATGAATCTGCAGCACGACGTTAAAGAGATTATGCCCCTTTTTAGCCTGGCGTAGCTTGTAATCATAAAGATAAGCCAACGCACGCGACACCGCACTGGCGATCATGGACTGAATCGGGAAGTTCATGGCTTGGCGCCCAAACTCCGCCCGCAGAGCCTGATCCCGACTGGAATCCGGAAACCGCCGGAAGCGGCCGTAGCAGTTACAAAGCCAGCGACTTTTAACTTGTTCCTGCGTGTTTTCGTCCGTGTAGGTACCTGCGGCCCGGTCCTGACACTCCTGAAAGAAAGGTCGCAGTTTAGGATACATTTCGAAAATAGCGTTGATCACGGCTTGCGCTTCATCAACAGAAATGTCAATTTTCTGCTCCTTTGCGGCCACGGCAATCGCCTTAGCCCCTCGCCCGTAGGCGATTCCGAAAATCACGGACTTGGCCACAATCCGGATATGCTTTTTGCCAATGGCTTCCAGCCCACTTTTGGTGGGCGGACACTGCAGTTTAAAAGCAAAAACCGCCACATTGCTGTGGATGTCGTAGTAATCCGGATGATCTTCCGGCAACTGATTCCGCTGCGCGTGCGCAATCATATTCGGATCACCCGACATTACCGCCATCCCGAACAGTTCGGCGCCGACATAGTCGGCTTCCACCAGCACATGTCCCGGTGACGCTTTAAGCACGCTTCTCAGACTATATTTGTAATGCTCGCCAAGCAACCGCTTGTAGTCCGGATCGCGTTGCTTGGAGATATTCTGCAGATTCGGTCGAGCACTGGACCAACGGCCAGTTTCCTTAGTCTGATAAATGTGGGTTCGTACTTTACCGTCATCGCAAACCAGTGAAGCCAACCCATCCTCGTATTCCATGTAACCGTCTTCGTTGTACTTTGCCTCCTCGGTCTTGTCGTCACGGCTGGGCGGACGCAGTACTGTCTTTAATACCTGATCAAGAAACCGATAATCCCGCAGCATGTCGATCAGACGCGCCTGATGCTCGTGTTCGGCGTCTTGTGCCAGTAGCGACAGCGCCTGTTTATTGGTAGAAGGCGAGTGGTTGTACTCCTGCTGCTGTCGCTTAATCTCCAGCCAGGGTCGCGGTGGTTTGGAGGTGTCAAAAACCGGGGTCAGTTTAAGCGAAGTTGCCCCTGGTGGTCGAATCTTGACCTCTTTCCCGGTTTCCTTGTTAATCCGGCCGTTGAGTTTTTCTCCGAATAAAAACTCCCGAACGTGCTGTGTCGAACGCACGTTGAACTCTGGCCAGTTAATTTCCGCTTTAAGTCGATTTTCCAGGTCTGCCCGTGCGTCCATAAACCGGGCCGTAAGAAAATCCACGCGGGAGCGGTCGACCATGATCCCGGTGCGGTGAATTTCCAACACCGCCGGGGTAGCAATCTGAGATTCCCAAAAGGCCTCCCGGCAGTTATTACCTTCGTAATCTTCATCCAGCAACAAGTCGAATTTGTAGAACAACCGCAAGGTTACGTCCGCGTCGTACATACCGTACGGCAGAAGAATTTCGTCAGGGCACATGCCGTACCCTTCGAGATCGCTGCTGCTCAGACCCTGCTGGCGACAGTAATCAATCTTCCACTTATCCAGCTCCCGGTCATAACGCGGTGCAGTGGTGTAACGCATGGCAAGCGTTTCCAGATTGTACTTGGCCGTCTCCTCGATAGCATGTGCCATCAAACCAGTGTCAGCACCGCCCTCGTATTTGGTGCGATACCAGGCGGGAACAACTTCACCCGCTTTGAAACCATCCTCCGCATACAACTTATGCAGCTTGGTGCCAGGCACCAGCGTGTAGTCGTAGAGCGGTGCCATGAAACATTCCTGCAGGTCGATGCCATAATCAACCAGCCACTCCAAGTCCGCGTTAAAGAAGTGCCCAATCACGCGTTTGCGGCGAAATTCAACAGCACCGTTTGCATGCTCGTAACGGCCGCCCTTGAAAAAAACGTTAAGGAGTTTAATCGTTTCCTGCAAAATACCGCGTGCATTGGTTTCCTGCGGTGTGCCGCAAAAACCAAGCGTTACGTCACCCCCGGCGTCATGCAGTTTGATCCCGATCGCATGTTTTGGTCGCCAGGCAAACTGAATTGTGCGCATGTAGGTGTCGTGGTTGACCGGATGCTGACCGTGCCACTCCGCATCCACCGCAATCACATCGTCAGACTTTTCAGGATCCTGCTCGATGTTTACCAGCAGATCAAACAACTGTGCGTGATTATCGACCACTACGTGATTGACCGTTTCGGTTTCGCCTAAATCTGCGCCTCGCAGCAAAGCCGCAAACCGGGCTAAACCACTTTCCAGCTGACGGAGTGCGGATTGATCACGGATGACCTGTTTGGGATGGACCACGGTAATGACTTTGGCTTCCTGCCAGCTGGTTTCAGCCAGTTCCGCAGTGTACGCCGTGTTATACCGAAAAGTACCAACTTGACCCAGCATATCCGTAACGCTGGCTTGCGGACCAAGTATGGCTTTACTGGCATCTGTGCCCAGACAGAGAATGTACTTGGGCTGTACGATTTTAATTTCCTGCATCAACAGGTGCATGCCGTCGTTGACCCAGGAAGCTTTTAACGTTGTCTTGAAGTTTGGGGGCTTAAACTTGACCAGGTGTGTCAGGTAAAAGTCATCCAGCCGCTCAATCTTCAACCGCTGCATTAAATCGAACAGGAGCTCGCCGTCTGCGTCGCTGAGGCAGGCTTTATACTCCAGTTCCGTATCCCAGGGGTTTTTATTGATAATCATCACGCGTGCGGGGCGAGGTCCCGCGATGTCCAAGTGTTTAAGCGATTGCCCTCGCAAGTGACCCGGTAAAAACTTTGCGATTTTTTCCTGATGCGGTCCGACTTCCACCGGCATGGAAAAGTCGACCGTCCGCAATGCCCGCTGAATCAGGCGCTGCAAATCTTCGCTGTACTCCAGCTGCCGCACCTTTTTATCCTGCGCGTTTTTAACCTCTACAATTTTGCTCTTAGTGTCACCCAGCGCGTTGACGTGCGAAACAAATGACGAATTGGGGGGCAGTACCGGCAGTCCAGGAGCATCCAGCGGAAAGATTGCGTCGCCCGTATGCATTGCCGCAATACGGGCCGCCTGGCGCTGCTCTAGCAGCAGCGTATTCTTTACAGGCGGTAAACTACCGTCCCGCATTCCTTTCAATTTACGTGGCGGAATCATTCAACGTTATCTCCTTTGTGCCGAAACTTGTACATTTTGCTCACGTGCCTGCTGCATAATGCACTGCCAGATGTGTGATCTTAACGACTCGCCTGGGTCACAATCACCTGGCAGCTGCACAATGCAAAATCCGGAATTTAAATCTGCGTTAAGCCTGGCGGCAATTTCTTTGAGGTTTTCTCCTTTTTGCGCATTATTGGGTTTGGCAAAGATATCCGGATCGTAAATCAACACCCCGGAATACTCGTTGAAATTTTGTTTGAACAAAGCTTGTTGTTGTGGTGTAAACGAAGCGCCCAAGGTGCAAACCGCTTGCGGACCCACTCGCCACACGTCTGTTACGCCTTCAACGATTACACCGGTTCTGTACTGCCGAGCCTTGCCCAGATTGTACAAAAGCTGACGCCTCGGCGTACCAGGGGCTGTGTAATATTTCGGTTCGTTGGAAACTTTCCAGTCGATGTCGTAAGGCGGACGTGTCTGCCACCCTACCATTTTTTTCTGGCGGTAAATCGGGATGACCATACGGTCTGCACAAAACGGTCGGGAACTTTCATGGCACCAGTGCACATTATAAAACCGCCCAATTTGTTCGGGATCAAACTGGCGGCTTTCTAAATAAACTCGTGCCTTATGATCTGCCGGTAAACGATCCAGGCGAGTTACCTTGCCCGGCCAGTTCATCCGGATTGAATCCACATCGATAGTCTTACCCGGTTGAATAACAGCCTTGTTGAGTTGAACAAGACTGTGTCCGCACAGCCATTCGTACAGCTGTTCATACGATTTGGAATCTTTGAGGTTGAGGGGACACCCGGCGTTGAAGCAGGTGGCCAGAAATTTCTGTGGTCGGCCGAATTCGTCGTCCGTACCGTAACGGTGGTTAATGTAGCAACGGTTACGCGTATCGTTGCAGAAGGGACAACAAACCGCATAATACTCACCAGGGTGAGTGATCACGGGCACACGCCGCCCAGTAGCGATATCCAGCTGAAGTTTACGCTGCTGGTTTTCTCCTTCGTTCCGAATTTTAACGTGCTTGAACGTAGTGACGCACCGTCTGTACAGCAGAGAATTTAACGCCTTATTATTCATGGAATTCTAGTTCTTCATCCGAATCCTCATCAAACATACCGGTTTGATTAACATTTACTGCGATATTGGGCACTGCAGCGCCGACCAAGTTTGCGGTGGCTTTATCCACAATATTTCCACGGCTATCGATGTGGTAATTATCGGGGGATAATACCAAGTTAAACTCACCGTCCACTTTGATAATCGTAGGCGGCAATCGGCGATAGCGACGATGCTTGGTACACATAATCTGGCCCAAGCCTTCCAGGTTTAAGTTACCAACCACAAACGCAAAGCTAAGATTTTCAGCAAATGACTTGCTACCTTTCGCGTCGGTGTGATGGAGTTTGGCCGTCACGCTTTGTTGTGAATTGGCTTCACCGCTTAACTGATGCATCAGCCAGGCGTGACAGTTAAACGGTTTACAAATTTGTTTGACACACAGCTCGCCTGCCTGCTGGTAGGACCGATGTGTTTCCATGGGATTTTTTGTATTTTTAAGTTTTGAGTCGTTATCGATCATCAGGCCCAAGTAATCGATAATTACGTTCTTGATATAGTACTCCGGACCCCGTTGCTGTAGTTCTTGTTTAATCCGCTGGACGATCTCGGCCACGCCGCCGTTACCCGCCGTGGGATGTAGCGGATCGGCCCCAGAAAAATCCAAACAAAGTGTATGCGCGTTGACCCAGTGCTCGATTTCCGCGACTCGTACCCGTTCGGGTTTAAAAACCCCGTCACGAATTTCTGTGGTAAACAACCGCTGCTCGTAACTCAGCGGATCGTTTTCGTTATTGTTCAGGGCATCAATCCCGTCTAATCCCATTCGCTCCAGGCTGTAACGACTAACTCGCGAAGAATACATGACCAACCGGTGTAGAATTTCTGGTGCCAGTGGTGCCTCGTACGTAACCAGTACGGACAACCCTTTGCGCTGATCCCAGTCCTCTGCCAGTGTGTCTTCGTAACATTGCTGTGCCGCAGTGGCCCAAAGCATTACCGCTACGGTAGTTTTACAGGTACCGTAAGGTGCCATGAAGCCGTAAGCCTCACCGGCTACCGTACCTCCACCCAAATAATTGTCCAGAAAACCCAATCCCGTGGAGCGAATCAGCATGGGATTGGTACGAGACCAATCCGGTTTCATCGTCAACGTTGGTCCGGTTTTCTCCTGCAGCAGGCCGACCAGATCCAACTTAACCTGATGTTGCTGCAACAGAAATGGCAAGTCGTCCAGCGAGGTCTGACGAATATTCTGTTCAAGTGCCTGCCGCTCATGCTGCAGCATCAGCATGCGACCGACTTTTAGCCCAAACCGATGCATTTTTTGGCCGGTTGCCGGTGACGTAGCAAACAGCTCGGGGTCATAAGCATATTCAAAGAAGTCTTCCAGCTCTGCCCGATCCTCTACAGGAATCAGTTCAGGGTCGTCTTCAAAATAACTGGCGATTTCCGTCCAGAGTTCAGGCTGTGCCGGTATGCTCTGATTCTCTTCGTACAAATTAATCAGTGCACGGAACAGCAATCGATTACTGTCCGTAGTGAAATGTTCAACTGTCAATTTTCCCCAGTATTCCTGGAAAAGTGCTTCATTGTGAAGCAGGATTGCCAGAAATAAACGTAAATGGGCAGTTGACAGTCTGGTTGCCGACTGTCTCATACTAATTCCTTTCACACGCCACTTACTGCAAGGATGGACTCCTCGAGAAGTCTGTTCGCCGCCGCACGAAACCCTGGTGGAATAACGCTACCCCAGGCCTCGTCATAGAGATCCGGAAATAGTGTGTAATCCATCGCCGCCAGGAACTTGTACCGCTCGCCAAGCTTTTCCAGCTTGGCGCAGTGCAAATCGTTTTTGTCGGTTGCCTGAATTTTCTCGCTTGTCGATATTGCCAGGCAATAGCGAAAAAGCGGTGATAACTCCAGTCGGTCATCCGCAATGGCGTAATATACCGACAAAGAGAGCGTATGACCAGCCCCCTTTTGCAGCCGCACAACCGCCGAGCGCGCACGCTGGCTTTCGGCGATGTACTGCTGCCGCAATTCAGTTTTGCTCGCATTTACATGCTCACGCACCAGATCGAACCAGACCGAACTGGCTAACTGTTGCACCGTGGGTACGGTTAAAGCGGAACCGCGCAAAACTCGAAACAGCAGCCGCAGGTAATACGCAGGCGCAATGGATTGCGCGCTTTGAATCTTGGCGTAAGCTTTGATCCAGGCGTTCTGCCGTTCCGGTTCTTCTGGCGTGTTAAATTGCTTTAATCCATCGAAATTGGGCGAAGGCGTGTAATGAGATACCCCGCCATGGCGAAACTGCTCTAAAACTCGCCTTTCTAAAATGTAGGTGTTTTTAAACCCTTGAATTTCCGGCGTCAGTTGGTGTGATCCGCGCAGCGATCGTTGGCCGGGCTTGGAATAAAGTCCCGGGATCGGTTGGCGTCTGAAGTTTCGCATAAGTCCCTCACATCAATTGACTATCCAGTGCGGTTGTCGGCGGCTTGATCTGCTCAAACCCCATGGCAACATAAGTCGATTCACGACCTTTTGCCTGACTGGCCATTTTTGGATTGAATTGATCCCGATAGTCATGGACGATGCCGTATTCTTTCCCTTCCGCCACGCGAGAAACCCGGCCAGGAATTTGGATATCACCAATAACGCTTGAACCTCCGGCGGCCCTGATCAACACAGTCAGTTGGTTAAAACTGACACCCACATTCCAAACTGTCGTACAGATTACTTTTTTCAATCTACCTTTTTCAAAATCTTGAGTCAGCTGAATTCGCCGATCGACATCCATCAGCGGTTCATCCTGACTGCAACAACCACGATTTACATAGTCTTGACGAGTCTTTGGTGTCAGCCCGCTTTCCCTATATACAAGTGTAAACTCTGGAAGCCGCTTTTTTAACTGCATTGCGTGCTCCAGCGTATCGACAGTAATCAACACTTGTGTATTTCGATCATAAAGCCGCGCATCCCGTGCAATCGTGTCGTTACGGAAATCATTACACCAGATACCGTAGCGTTTCTTTTCAATGTCTTCCCGTGACTCGCACGGATCGTAATCGCTTCGCACGTTGGACCAGATGACGTGTATGGGTACCACCAACTTGGCCTGCTGTGCCTGTTGATAACTCACCGAAAAAATAATCGGACCAAAGATTCCGTGCATACGGAGATCTCTGCCGTCAAACCGCTTGTCGTGACTGGCTGACAACCCAAAGTTTCGACTGTTCTGCCACCGTACCAGCTGCGCGGCAGTCCGATCGGTAGCCAATTCCTGTATTTCGTCGCCAATCATGATGTCGGCAGTAGCCGGAGAGTGGTGGGCAGAATCTGCCGTGTAACACATCACTCGCCTGTTTAATTCTTTTTTAGATCCGCCCACGATTCCAACATCACCTACCATCTGCACTAACTCCGGATAAATCCGATCTCGCAGCACAGACACCCGGCGAGTAATCACATCAATCTTGGCACGCGGAAACAACGAAGCAATCAAGCCGATCATAAAAGATTTGCCAAAACCAGGCGCGCAATCAAAACGGCCGCAGCGATGCGTCAACACTTTCTGCAAAAATTCAGGCTGACCTTCTCGCAGCTGGTAACCTTGAATGTTCTCCCAATGTGGTTCAAATTTTTTAGCGTCCCCTGGCATCTGATCTTTCAGGCGGACTTCGTAACCATGCTGCCGCAGCTCGTCGCGAATCAGCTTCCAAAAGCCAAACGTAGTCGTCAACCGCTGATGGCGGTCTGCCTCAAATAACACATGGTTGATGAACTCGATCGGAGACAAATTCAGCCGTTTTCGCTGTTTGGCTTCATACCCGTAGAAAATCTTCTTTTCTTGAAATGTTAAAACCGGCTGCAGAATCCGAACTATGCGGTCTGTCGTGGGTTCCAGGCAAAGCATGTTGCCATGCTTCAGCATTGTTACAACAGGCTTTGTGCTCATTTTTACCTTCCAATTGCTTTATTTTAGATGTTGAGTTACAATATGCATCGGTTGAGCGAAACGCCCTACCGCTGCACGATTATACCGTCCAGGTTTCGCCGCCTGGACGGCTATTCTTTAAATTTTTGACGGCGCAAATGAAATTCAACTACCTGATAATGCCCGTACTGCCCCGGCTGCCAGGGTGATAATCCTTTGTATTTTCCTGCAATCTGTAATAACGACCAAAAATCAGCATCGTCAATTTCACTGGGCACAATGCAATTCAGCCCAATGGTTTGCCCGGTTTTAAGTGATTCATGCACACTCCACCGTTCTTTACCGTTATTGGTTTTCGGATAATAATGGCGGGCGAAGCAGTTTGGATGCAACTTGGCATCAATCTCGATATCCCAGCAAATTTTTTTAACTGTTTCCTGATGTCTGCCCAGCATATCCGCAGCAAGCACCATGTTGCTGTAGTGCCACGTAGGTAAAAACAAAATCTTGTTATCCAGGCTGCGCTGAAACGTATATCGGCCGTTTGGACCTTTTTGATTGCCCAGACTCGGATTTGTAAACTGGATTTTTACCGTCAGCTCACGCATCATCAGCTCCTGAATAACTCGGCATAGCGTTGCCTGACTTTGCGGCTCTGAAAAAACAGCGCCGGATCAAACTGAACGCTCTGGTTGTTCAGTTGTTGTAACCAATTATAGGCCAGAAAATTTAATAATTTCCTGCACGCCTGCAGCGCATACCGAGAATTTGGCTTAGACCTGCCAAGCTCTTCCATCAACCAAGTCGTGGGTTCCATCTCCGAAAGAATGTTCATCAGCAACCGGTTACGTTTATGCTGTCCATCCGTGATGGATTTCAGTTGATTCGGTAAAACTTTGAAATAGCTGTGCAGCCGGTTGACGCGATCCGGCCGTTCCGGGTTGATATACCAGCGCGGATCACCAATTTCTGCCAGTAACTCAATCCCCAGCTCAATGGAGCGAATTCCACTGAATTTCAGGTAACGATGCAGACAATGTTGACTGTAAAGTGCATGCAGATTATCGGTATAGCCCTTTGTTTTAAACGTATGTAACAAAAGAAAATGGTTATACACCTGACTGTCCATTCGATGCCAACACTGGGGCAAGTTGTCCTGCACCTGCAACAAAGTCAGCCGCTGTAAAATTGCGGCAGGATCGGCTTCGTTCAGCGGTTTACCAACTAATACCTGGGCCTGAATATCGTGTTGCTTGATGGCTGAATACAGGTCAAGCAACAAACGGTAGTTACAAGGTGTGCCTAACACGCGGTAAATTCCAGGCGAAAACGACGACGTAATCGCCCGAGTCAAGCCCTGCGAAGAATAGCTGTAAACTGAATCATTTGCAGCGTGCAGGCAAATTTGCATCATTTGCGGATTTCTATGCTTTGTTCGAACACCTCTTGAAGATCATGCACATGCGTGATGATCACCATCTGTTGCTGTGTTCCCATTTTACTGGCCAACTGCTGCAACGCGCTATGGAAGTATGTCACGTTATCGGCATCCAGGCCACTGGCGGGCTCGTCCAGGAACAGCATGCCGACGTCATGCCCGAACACACGACCTAACGCGGTACGGAAAGCAACCGCCAGGATAACCTTCTGTCCACCTGAGAGTTGACTGGCCTTAACGGAGTATTGCCCGGGAAATGTGACCTGGAAAGTCAAATCCTGGTCTGCCTGCACGGTGAAGGGAGTACCGAACAATTCCAGATTCTCATTAACCCCTTGTACCAACAAGCCAAGATTAGCCTGGGCTACGGCTTTTGGTAAATTGCTCCAGTGAAATAAATTACCGGCTTCTTCCACAATTTTAAGCAACTCCTGAGTTTTTCTGTGTTTCTCCAGTCGCTTGCGCAACGTGTGCAAGTTGGCTTCAATACGCTGTTTTGTCTGCTCCAGTACCCGCAGTGCACCATCCAGCTGGTTAACGGCCGCCACGGCATCGTAATGAAGCTTTAAGCTGGAGGTGGCGCTTTCCAGCTCTCTTTTTGTCGGTCGCTGTTTAATTTTCTCCTGCTGTTTCTCTAGTTCAACGGTATTGTGCTGCAGGTCACTGGTGGTTTTGGCTTTTGTTTTTTCCAGCTGTGCAATTTCCGTGTTCACGGTGGCCAGCTCTTGTGTCAACTGCTGACGATTGTTTAGAAATTCTCGGGCTTTTGTGTCGGCACCAGGATCTTCTGCACCAACCAACACATCCAGCTGCGCCCGTATTTCGTTAATCCCGGCAGTCATACGATTGACTTGCGTGTCGTAAGCCGCCTTTTCTTTGTCGTAGCTTTGCGAAAATTGCACTCGCTGCTTCAGTGCATCGAACTCCTGCTGGGTGGTTTCAATTTCCTTGAGCAGTTTCTTTCTGTGTTTTTCCGAAATTTCCTGCTGACAATACCGGCAAACCGAATCAGCCAGACTTTCGGGCTCGGCAGCTTCCAGGATAGCGCGTAGTTCGCTTAACCGCTGTGCCGCGGTCTCCCGCTCATCAGCTTTAAGATAAAGTTGCGAATCCATTGCAGGCGGGAGTAACGACTGAACGCAGTCCATCTTTTTCTGCATACTGTCAGTCAGTTCATTGATCTGGGCCTTGGCTCTACGGTAAGCCGCCACGGCATTGATCTTGGCATGCGCCAGTTCAACCTTGGGTAAAGTGCGTTCTAGTTGTGCCTGGATCTGCCCGCAACGCCCGTACAAACTTAACCCGGAAGTTTCAAGCTGATCCGCCTGAGACTTTAACAACTTAACCTTGGTTTGCTGTGCTTCAATCCCCTGCTCGGCGTCGCAGGCGACTTCTTCACGGCGGACAATCTTTTGTAAATTTACTACCGTATCGGGTGTTAAAATCTGCTTTTTAGACTCTTCTGCCTGCTCGCTTGTTTGCCGTATTTCTGTGTTAGTCTTTTCCAGGTCGTCGGTTAACTCAAGCGAGTTATCAACGATTTCAACGCCTTTTTGCTTGTTGACGTAATCGTTGCACACTTTATGGATTTGAGCCGCAATCTCTACACCACACAAATATTGGAACGTCTTCGCTCGTTCACTATCCCGTGCGTCGATAAAGTCAAACATTTTCCACTGGTCGACAAAGACGTATTTATCGATTACGGTTTTTGAAATGTTCAGCTCGGCGACAACGGCATCGTTAACGTCGTTTGCCTTTTCATAAGTTTTTCCTCCAATCTTGAACTCGTTGCGGTTCGGTCTTAACCAGCGTGTGAGTGTAAACTCCTGGTTACGATGTATGCCCGTTAGACGGATATAACTTTCACCGCTCGAGCCGTTGGTGATGATATCGGCTTTCGTGCCGCTAAACCGCCCGAAGTCGTTTGTGAGTGCCGCGTAAATACTGTTGACTAGCGTTGACTTACCGGCACCATTCGCGCCCGTCAAACCAATAAGCCCGCTCGCCAGTTCGACTACGAGTTGTCTATGGGGACCGATATTTTGAAGTTCGACTGTTCTGATTTGCATTTTTTATACCTTAGAATGACTTCCCACTCCGCAACAATCGGGCGGGGAAATGAAAAGTTTGTAGGTTTTTTGCCCAGACTGGGATGATACTTTACAGTATCCACCGGAGCATCAATTGGCACGATACGCGGATCTTCGATCGATACCATCTGCTGACCCGGCCGTACTATCAATTCGTAGGGCCGATCTTGGTTTTGCTTGGTCCAGCTCGAAATAGCCCGCCTGGCATCTTCCAGCAACCAACGCGTCGGATGCCCGGTCCAGTTTGTCCAGGTAAACCGACAACCCTGCCGAAGTAACACGCCTTCCCCGCAAATATCGTCTGGCTCAAAGCTGGGTAGCCGAAACCAGACGAGCTCTGTAGCGTTGGTCAGTGCCGTGTGGGTTACCATGTAAGCGTGATTTTTACTGGGCAGATGCTCCAGAAAGTGCCACGATAAGTAAACATTGCCGGGCGGTAGCTGTTTAAGCTGGCGTTCATCACTGCAGTCGATAAGTTCAAAGCAGTACCCTTTATCCGTCACGATGCGTCGATAATTTTCTGCTTGGGGTCTTTCAACCCCCAGGCAGCGGTGCGGTAACCAAAGATCGTTTGACCGCTCCGGCAAGGTCAGGGCGAGACCGCGTTTACGAAACTCGTCGATGGCGTTGCCGTGTTTTGTGCCTAAGTCCACGACGTCATAGGTTACGGTTTTGCGTTTTCCTCTACCCATCGTCTCAGCGTTTGCTCCGGATCCGGGTTTTGCAAAAAAGCTACTGCCAATTTATTTGTAGCAGGTTGTACCACAAACGAATCAAGACAGTCGAGTAGACCAACACGTTGATCGGTATCATAGCTTCCTTCCTCGGATAATTCATCCACCTGTTTTGCGCGTTTACACTTAAAGAACAGATGAGCCTGCTCGTGAAAAGTACGTTTCCAGTCTTCTACGATACTTTCTTCACCTTCCCGGTAAGTCAACTCAATTAAGGGCATGTGGAGTTCGGGAGGTAAATTCACAGAATACGCGGAGGCTTTCTGTAACTCCGCTTCCGTGTTTGTCCGCAGCCGAAGCTGTTTTTGTAAATCCAGCTCATCAAGGGCGGCAAAATCCAGTTCAGCAACCGTAGGCACAGTTAACCGAATACATTGCCGCGAAAATAACTGATGGCTTCTCACGGTAAACTCGTGGTTATCCCCCAGAGTCAGCAACAAACAAAAATGGTTTTCAGGTTCGGCGATTGATCGCATATGTGTGCTGCCGGGAGACAACACCATAAAAGGAATTTCGTCTGTTGCCTGCAACACTTTCGATTCGTGAAAATCACCAGTAATCAAAATTTTTACATTATCCGGTACGTCGGAAAACGCGGCCTGTGGTCGAGCAAGCTCGCCCATAAAGTCCTGCCACACCTGATGGCAAACTAAAACATCAGCTGACTTGGCCAAGTCAGACTGTAAGAATACCTGAAAATTTTCCTGATTTTGATAATCACAGCCTACCAGATTCCAGCCGTTGGCTGTGGTATGTCGGCTTTCGTGCAGCCAGTGAGTCTCAGGCACCAGCTGCATCCAGGGCACGTTTTGATATTCGTGCTGACCTTGGTTGTATAGCACATCGATGCCGTGCTGCTGCAGCTGCTGGACTCCTTCCACCAGTTTCTGCACCGGCAACGACACATTACTCTGCTTGTCCAGAATATCGCCAGCCAGGATCACACCGTGTGCCTTAGCCGCGATGGCCGCCGCCACAATCTGCTGCCAGGCAAAAAAAGAATCGCCCTCTATCGGTCGATGCCGCCAAACCCGCGTGGATAAATGCAAGTCGCTGGCTACAATGTAGCGGCGACGATTTTCCGGAGAAACAAAAGAACCAGTCTTTATAGCCATATCTACCTTTCAGGGGTTTCGCATGCAGCCTATCCACATGCCAATTTGCGAAGTTTGTGATCGCTATACAATCGCGCTGCTAAAGCACGAACGCCTGGCCGATACCGAAATTGACAAAACTCAGCTGTTGCGTCAAATCACATACTACCGGGCAGGCATTAATTTGGAGTGCGCTAAATTACAACAACTGGTCGAAAATTTAAAGCACATCAATGGTGAAATCTGGGACGCGGAAAGTGCTATTCGGCAGGGACAGGATGCCAGACTAGGACTGGAAGAGATTGGCCGACGCGCACTAAAAATCCGGAATTTAAACCGCATTCGCGTGCAGGTTAAAAACCAGATCACCCGGCTCGTCGGCCAACCAGAATTTACAGACTGCAAGATGAATCACGCATCCGCAGACTTTGCTCCGGACGCTTGATCAGCAATACGACGACGTGTCGATCGGCGTATCCATGTTGATGATATTCAGAGGCGGATCAAGCAGAAAGTCGTAAATAGGCGTCTGTTGCAGTGGGCCTGGGTCAGGTTCGCGTTCGCCCTTCGGATCGAAAACAACAACCGAAGGGGCGTAAGGGTAAGTGATAATCGCCGGAACCGCACGATTGTCTAAATTCTCTACAGTTGGCTGGATGTTGCGAGACTTGCGCATATCAAACTCCACGTGTGGAAAAAGAAAACTCAAACCACAGTGGTTTGAGTTGTTAAAATCTACTTAATTTGGCGTATTAGCTTTTTCAAGGTCTTCGCTAATTTGCGCCAAATTAAGAACAGATACGCCTAGATTACGCCATTCGCTTGCCTTGGGAAGTTGGGGGAACTTGGGGCGAAGAATGGTAGCCTGTGTCTCTCTTCGACGACAGACCTCGGCAATTTGTTCCAAGACAGTTGTAATGCCCTGGTGCTCAATAATTTTTGTCAGCTGCTCGGTTGTGATTTCCGGAAGTTTTTCAGCGTAATGCATTATTTGTCCTCGTCAACGTCGTCAGGGGGTTCAAAATGAAAGTCAAAAGCATCCAACTCTTCGGCATCTACTATTTTAATATTTTCCGCCCCAAACATTTTCTGAAAGAACGAGATGATCTCTTTCTTTTTCGACTTTATCTGTTTCTCCGCGCGAGCTTCGCGTGTCTCGTGCGGCAGGAACGCCTGTGACAGTAGTGCCTCTCCGGCGTGGACCAGGTTAATTCGATGAAAAATAGCGGCATCAGAGCTCCACTCGTCCTGAGTTTCATAGTTACGAACGACCTCGTCGTGTCGTTCCCGAATGGCTCGCAAAATCGTATAGGACAAAAACATGTCCGGAACAGACAGGTTTAGGTAACGTTCCACGCTGTTAGGCCGCGGAACAAGTAGTGGAACAAACGGCGTATCCGGCGCGCCCAGACGTTCCGCTTCAATGTTTGCCCAGTCTCGCTGGTCTGCCACCCAGTCATACAGCTCCAGCAGGCTGTTAAACAGCAGCGAAGGACTGGTGTTCTTACGGGGAAAGGGAGGGGAATAGATCGAATTGTCGTTCAAGTTAATCTCCTTTGTACTTGTTTACCCGGTACATCCGGGTTTTTTCTGTGAAATGGACCATTTGCTGGTAATGAATCAGACAATCCTGGTTAAGAATCACCAGCCAGTCCAGCTTACCAAGGTCAGTCAAGGCATCCAGTAGTGTCGTATCGCTTGCGTCCGAAAATATCTTGCTGGCCAGCGGCGGATAGAACTCAAAAGTATGAAAAACCTTCTGATCCGTTTTCGGTATAAGCTGCAAGCCACAATGTTGCAGCACCAACTCGCCTTTAAGATTAATCACCGGCGTCGCAAATTGCACCGTTACGTGTGCCTTCAGCAAAACATGAGGACCTCTGCGAGAATCGAAAAAAGGCAACGATGCCCCAAGCGGCCAATGCCTCTTCCAGATCGCTATGCAACTGGCGTCACGCACATCAGCTGGAACCTGCATGATCGCATCATACATGGGCCTGATACGGCTGCGTACGTAACACCATGGGCACGTAAGAGGGCGATTGCACACCCGCGAGCGTGGTCTCATGTAAAAACCAAGCGGCGGACAGTGCATGCGGTACGTGTACTCCAGCCGCTTTTCCGGACTGCACTCTATCAACCGGTAATACTGCTGGCGTAAACGCTTCTGCAAGTGTGCTGCCTTGGTCAGGTCAGTCTTCTGGTGCGATTCATAATTCGCTGGCAGCACACATCGACGTACCAGGTCAAGGTCTAAGGATTCCTTTACTTTTAACAGCTTCGGCACGGTTTTAAGTGTCGGGTAGCTTGTGTCGAAATCAGGGGTTTTACCCATTGAAATCTCCTTCGGTTATAACGGGGGTGCTAAACCGCAAAATCGTAGCAAAATTAACTGTTGTTTAAAATAGTTGGTAACTTTATCAAACATAAGCGTTTATAAAAAATATCAATTTTGTTGAGATAAAGTTACGTTACTGCTGTCTTTTTCCTACGGAAAAGACAGAATGTAAGGCTTTTAAGAGCCTTACATATGTTCAGTATAAAAAGATAAATTAAAATAGATTATTAACTATTCACGGCGGCCCTACTGGGCTAGTCGCAGCTAACTTGGTTGTTTGCTCTGATTAACCCCACAGGGCACGCCGTAAATAGATGGTTCTTTATTTGTTTTTATTTTTATTAAAACATAACAAGCGTTTCTATCAAACGCTTGTATTCTATCTTTTCCGTAGGAAAAAGATAGCAGTAACGTAACTTTATCTCAACAAAATTGATATTTTCTATAAACTTTTTTGATTATGTAATTTAGCCGCTGTTTATCGCAACAGGTAAATTACAGAGCCTATCAGCTTAATTATGCGCGATGCTAGGTAGCATCAGGTGTACTTTGGCTGATCGCAGCTATCACCTGTTCTGGTAGTATGCTTTGAACTGTCACGTGCTTTTCTTCATCTGCTATCTTGCCTTGCCCTGCAGCCTGGAGCGTATAGATCAAGGCTGCGCCCAGTAGTGCTAACGCCTTGATGTGCGACGGGTCAGGCACAGCACCACCGTAGAGGTCCAGGTTGCACAGGCACCTGGTTTCGTCATCAACGTCGCTGAACTTGGCAAATACGTTCTCTGCCAGCTGGTAGTATTCACAACTCATTCTTGCCCTGCTTTCTTTTAATTTTCTTTATCAGGCGTAATCACGTTTCTAAATCTACCAAGCAATCAGGGCCTAACCCGTTTAATCTATCAATTACAGTCTGCATTTGTCTTTTTGTTTCTTCACGTTTTCTTTCTAACTGAACACTGGATAAAATTTGCAAGATGAACGCGGCTTTGACAAGAGAATGTTCGTTGTCACCCCAAGCCTCTAATTGTAGTTGAGCGTCAAAAATCTTAAACGCTTTGTCGCAACTTTTGAATAGTTCAGAACGTTTAATAAAGACTTTCTTTTCAAGCTTTAAGAGTTCTAGTTCACCTCTTACCCAAACCGTAGTGAAGTGCTTAAAGTCAAATACAGCGGAGTCAGGTTTTAATGCGTTTTCTTTTTTCTGTTTGTCCATCGTGCAGACCTTTCATTAGCTATGGTCAGGTTTAATTTTCGATGCCTCAACGATAAAACGTTGCGTTAGGTAGTAGTTTTCTTATTTCGCTTTTCGCTTCGGCACGGTTATGCACCCGTACAAAAACGCGTATTGTCTGGTCGGCGTTTGCAGCAACGTATACGGTTGGTGTACTTACCCAATTTCTTGCGCTATTAAATCCCCAAATTGGTCCACCCCAGTAAGCGCCGCCTTCGTCGTAGTCATGGTCATACCACCGAATCTTTTGTAAATAAAGCTTTACTGCTTTATTTGAGTCTTCAGGTAATTTACTTGGTCGCCCCATGGGCGCGCCAAGTTTAGAATCTACCTTCTCAAGAATTATTTTCATCTCGTTTGCCTGGTCTTCAATAGCTAATGTTAACTACCTGTTCGTACACTATTTCAGTATCAGGAGTTTTTTCAAAAAGCACTTCTTTCCATACGTCGTCGTTTTCTTTGTAGCGATACGCTTCTATTACTTCAATTTTCCCTGCAGTCTTTCCGTTGGCTAACTCGTTATATCCCATGTTGACTACTACTCGCAACTTAGGGTCAAGCTTTGCCAAAGTGGCCATTACGCCTTCAACCGTCATATTTTTTCTCTATTAACTAAGAGTGTGTATATTACTGATCAGCCCAACAGCCGTTTTGTCTGCAAAAATTGGCAATTTCCTCTGGCCAAGGGCACCGAAAGTTCAAGCTTTTCACCCATGCTGCAAATTTTTCCATGTCCTCCCTTGCTGCATCAATTTTTTCCCTTGGTGGGTAATGAAAAACGATATAATCGTCATCGATGCTGTTGATGGCCGCCCGTAGCCAATATTTTTTAGCTTCAAGATCTTCCTCAATGCCTCCGTGCACAAGCAATGCTGGACGCCCATAGCTGAATATTAGACTCTGCGAATCGGGACGCAGCAGTCCGGAAAAGCGGTCTCCTGATATTTTTAACTGAAACAGTTCTGTGGCTGTTTCAATTCCGGTCGGCCAACTCAGTAAATTGTCTTCTGGTTTTGCCAGTATGATTTGGCTCATGTTTTTCCTTTTTAACTAAACTCTGTCCAACCACAGGCTCAAACGCGATCCTCGTTCGATCCCTTGGGTACTTGCGGTTACAAGATTTATCCTGGCCTGGGATGTTGTACCAGGTCAGGATGCACGCTGAAGCAGAGAGACTTCAGGCACCTGGGCTACCACCATACTTAACGTCTTTTGACTATATGGTGGATGGACAAGAGTGTTGTCTGCTTAACTGGTTAAAAGTTTACCAAGCTGATTCAGCGTTTCCACTGGTAAATTTAATTTTGCTATATTTTGCTTCAGCCACACTATTGTTTCTGGCTTGCTCGCGTCACAGCGTTCCCTCGGTATCTGTGGTAACGAGATTAACAACGATTGCAGTGCTGCCTGGTGGCGATGTTTTGCATTTTGCCTTTTATAGAAAACTGTTTCTTTTTCTTTTATATTCATATTTCTTCTTTAATTGGCAGTTTTAGCTCTACAAGGAGTTGTCTGCATTTTTTCATGGTAATTTCTCCCAGGTTAGGGATTTCCGCCAATTCGTTTAACGATACTTTGGTTAAATCACCAACCGTCAAAATTCCGTACTGTTCCAAGTTATTTGCTAACCGCACTGGAATACCGACGTCCGTTAACGAAACCGTGTGCCAGTATGCGATCCGCTGGTTTTCCCGGTCTGTTGCTGTGTAATACTTAGCCCAATAAGGCTCCGGTTTGCAACGCCTCTTGCGTTTGGCAGGGCCTCCATGCTCTTCCATTTTTGTGTAATCTCGCAGTTAAAGCCTGCCCGGTTAGCGCTATGATACCAGGCTTGGGCCATAACGCCAGACCGGGTAGAGCTCGACCACAAGATTTATGTATGCAGCTGCCAGAATTTTGGCTTGGTGAGCGACGTCGTAAACGTCTCACCGGCGCCTGGCCCATGGTAGATCAGGCCGCCGTTGTATCCAAATTTGTACCCGATGCTGTCGGTAGCATTTTCTTCGGTTAAAAATCTTTCAATAGGGTCGTCTATGCGCAGCCGTATTTGAAAAACCGCTTTCTTTGTTGGTTTTTCCGGGTAATAAAACGATACGGCAAAGCCATGTAGCGTGCCATCATCGTTTAATATGACTTTTCTTAGCGGTACTTTGAATGTCTGTCCAGTACTGTCCGTAATCTCTTTATCGGACTCGTCTACAATCCATTTTAGCTGTTCTTCTAAATCCGCGAGCATTGCTCGCGCTTGCTCCACCTTTCCTGCATGCGACAGTCCAAGTATATAACCCAGGATAGAAGACATTCGCAGGGTAGCTGGTTGTGTCAGCAACAAGCGATTAACCCAGTGCGCTGGAATAAGCGAATTGTTTGCAGCACTACCGTACATTTGATCGGTCACCGCTTCCAGTTTTGATTCACTCATTTAATTTTCCTTGTAGTTGTTTTTCAAACCGTGCTGATTCCTGGCAAGACTCCAGACACAGCACACAAAACGCCAATAAACAGAACCAGAACACAACTGCCGATTCACTGTTTTGATTTTTTGACATACTTGCCTACTTTACGACATAGCCGGTTCATTGACTTTGTAAACTTGGGGGCATAGCCCTTTTCTAATGCAATTGTGTACGACAACGTACTCGTAAGCTGTAGCACTTGCACCGCCGCCCACGCGATATAGAAGTCCGCAGAGTTGGGTTTACCTGCGCGTATCCAGGCTTCTCTGCCTGTATATCCCTTGGCCCACCCGTCTGGCCCAACGCAAAGTACAATAAAACCTGGGTGTATTTGTCCTTCTTTTATCATAGATGGCGTGATTTGAGCTAACTCTGATTTTTTATAAAGTTTTTCGGTCATGCTATTTCCTGTTTACACGACCAACTGCTTTAAATCTGGAATTTAACGCAACCACTCGTCACGTTCATTCCAAATTCGGCTTGGTCGTGGTCGTTGTTGTCCTGTGTACTTACCTTTATAAAGATCTTCCGGTTTAACGTCAGAGCAGGTTTCAAAGAAAATCTGGCATATTCGCATGTTGGCGTAGATTCGCAGCGGCTTGATTACCGTCACTTCCAGCGTCCAGGTGCCATCAAATCCGATGTCGCCGAACCCTGCTGTAACATGCACACTCAGCCCCAATCGTCCGGTGGACGAGCGACCTTCCACGCCCGGTACGTACTTACTGGTGCTTGTACGTTCCTTGGTTGCCATGAGATACAGTTGATGTGGTTGCAGTACTAATCCGCCAGGCGGAATCTCATAGCTGATCGTTGGATTTTCAATTGCTGCATCCAGGATCTCTGCGGTGTACTGCGTAACGTGACTGGCCAGGCGCAAATCGTAACTATTCGGGTTAATCTGTGCCGGATCAAACGGGTCAATCAGAATATCTCCGTTTTCCACTGACTGCCGGATTGCGCTGCCTGTCAGGATCATTGCTTTGACTTTCTGGCTTAACCGTGAATTTGACTCAGGGTTTTTATTTTGGGATCTTCGAAGGCCGCAATCAAGCCCTGTTTAACGGCCTCCGCCATTTCTTCCGTTGTTTTACAAAAAACCGGCTGCGCGCAGCCGCGGATGACAAATCCATTGGCAATCTGCTGCACGCGTATTTGCGCGCCAATATCGTTCTGCTCTTCACGGACAATGAACTTTGGTACTATCATTTTTTTCCTTTAGGCGGGTAGAGCCCGCAACATGTTTGCATGCAGCGACAACAAAACCACACACGAGAGGTAGCGTCGCTGTAATACCAGGCAAGACTACCTGGTTGAATTCTATTGTTACAAGTACCGCAACTCACCGGTTTGGCCGGTGTGCGGTACTTCATGTCAGTTTTAACACTTACAGTTCTTTGCGGTATTGCTTGCACAAACTGGGATACAAGCGACTCCAGATCATCGGAAATAGGGTCCCTCCATCCAGCTTACCAGCGAATAACGTAATCCAGCGGTTACCGGAGTTACGCGGTGCCTTAGAAAAGACGGAAACACGATAACCGTTCCCTGTTGTTTCAGCTCGGTCGGATTCGGCAGATGCGTGCAATCCGCTTCCGCCAGTTCCAGCTCCCCGCCTTCGTAGTTGGCAGGATCGCTCAGCTGGATCACCATCGACAACTTGCGGCGAAAAAGCTGACTACTGACCCAGGTGGTGTCGTGGTGCCAGTCGTAGTGCCCGGCTGTCGTTGCGGGGTATTCTGTGAATTGGATTTCGTGAAACTCAGTCACATCGAAACCAAAGGCATTCCGGTTGGCTTCTGCAAACAAAGTAGCCATACGGCCAAACAAGTTTGCAAACCGCTGGTCAAACCGCGGGATCCAGCGGATCTGACTGCGACGTACCGTCGGGTTATAAACAGTCACCCCACCATGACCGACTTGCCCTTCCACCGGTGGATATTTTTTACACGCCTCGACAATATCAGCACAATCTTGCGCAGATAAATGTCCTTTCCAGTATTGCCACCACTGGTTCATCTTAGTTTCCCTGTGCCAAGGCGGTACGAGCCGCCAATAATTTTTTACTGGTCTCAGTTAACTCGGTTTGCATGTTGGCATGATGCGCAAAAAGCACATCCAGAATCTCTGCGGCTGTCTGCAGGACCATGCCGTAACTACCCATAGCCACGTCCACGGGTTTTATTTGATTCTCGGTGCTGTTGTTGGACCACAACCCGTGGCTGATGTCCGGTGTATCGTTTAACGCACCGTGGTAATCGTAAATTACCAGGACGCTTCTTAGTTCCGGTACGGCATTTAATGCGTGCTGACAAACCGGTTGAAATATGTCATCAAGTTTTTGATCAAACCTCATTATCCGCTACCTCTTCTAGTTTGAACCGCGGGGTGCGACAAGCAGAATAGCACAAGTCATTACCAAGGTTGGCCAGTCGGGCGCAGGCGAAACCGAACAGTATCGCCTGCAGCACGGAACTGACTTGCCACGTGGGCGGAAGCTGAAAGATTCCGCTGCAACCGAATCCCACCCAGACAGACAAGCAAAACGGGCAACACAACAGCTCCCCCAGCTTATTTGTCCAAAGCTCAACTCGGCTGCGCCATGCAGCAAATAATGACGAATGGTGCCAGATCTCAACAATTTGCCACGTTGCAAGACCGGCAATAAGCAAATTCATGGGACAGTGTTAACCTCCACCGATTTTTAGTATGGCAAAAAGAAATACCAGACTGAACATGCCAAGTCCAATATGTCCTTCCATAAATAGTAAAATCGTTGAGATCAGAAAACACAACGCCCATGTTGCTATTGCTTTATCCACCTGTTTCCTCCTGGGGTGGAGGAGACCAATCGTTTAACATTACACGATCGGGAGGGGGTGCCCCTTCACCGACAACCAGTTCCGCTATCGGTTTCCCTGTCGGGTCCGGATATTGATGAACTAAAAGTTGTCCTGGCGCAAACGTCGGCGATGGCCAATGCAGCGATCGTAATTGTTTGCGCCGCTCGTAGGCGAACGGACTCCTGGACGGCATGTTGGCCTCCCTCCTGTAATCTTGTTATCTTAATCTAGTTACGCGTGTAACCAGATTTCTACACCCGACGTACGCCAGTCGCGCTGGAGTGACAATCACCAGCATTACAACTGTTCCCAGTATACCTAGTACTATATCGCTAGGCTTGTCCAAGTTACTGCTCTCCTATGGATTATCTTGAACTACAAAATTCCCGTAAAACAACAAGCCAACGGTTGGCCGAAAACATGGCCAACGTCAGCCAGTTCGACATCGAACTGGCGGATTTATTAAAGTCGCCACTGCTTGAAGGCTTTAAAATGCCACTCACCGATGATCCGGTGATTCAGCGGCTGCACGTTGTGAACCATGTCATGAAGCAGTCCGGCAGTCTTACGCTTAAACCGTTACTGCCACTACTGCTTTCGATTCGAGGAAAACCTTACCATCTTGCTGACCATTTTCCGTTTGCTCCTTTCTTTCGCACACGGATGCCGACCAAAACTGTCTTGAAAACCGGTCGGCAGGTTTCCAAGTCAACGTCCCTGGCCGCCCAGGGTGTATTGTTTTCTAATTGTATTCCGTATTTCTCCACGCTGTATCTGACCCCGCTTTTTGAAATGATCCGGCGGTTCTCCCAGAACTATGTGGCGCCGTTTATTGAAACCAGTCCGGTTGCTCGCCTCTTCAGCGGGACAAACACAACAAACAACGTACTGCAGCGCAGCTTCAAAAATCGCTCGCAGATGATTTTTAGTTTTGCCTATCTGGATGCAGAACGTACACGCGGTATCAGCGCAGATAAGAACGTTATCGACGAAATCCAGGACATGGATATTTCGTTTTTGCCAATCATCCATGAAACCATATCGGCATCGCGTGACTGGGGAATCATCCAGTATGCCGGGACGCCCAAGTCACTGGACAACACCATTGAGCGACTGTGGATCGACTCTTCCATGGCCGAGTGGGTGATTCGCTGTCCACACATGGGCTGTAATTACTGGAACATACCAGCCCTGGAACACGACCTGCTCAAGATGATCGGACCGGTGCATAACGACATCAGCAACGAGTGCCCGGGTGTCATTTGTGCCAAGTGCGCCAAACCAATAAACCCACGACCACCATCCCAGGGTGGAACCGGCCGCTGGGTTCACCGTCACCCGGATCGTCGCTGGGCATTTGCCGGATATCACGTGCCGCAGATCATCATGCCGATGCATTACGCCAGCATCGAAAAATGGCAAAAGCTAGTGGATAAAATGAACGGCAAAGGCAACACGCCGGTGCACGTTTTCTACAACGAAGTTTGCGGCGAAAGTTGGGATTCCGGTTCCAAGCTGGTATCCGTTACCGACCTGAAACGGGCGGCCTGTCTGCCCTGGCAAAACCGACTGGAAGACGCCAAGCCGCACATCAATCAGTACATTTACCGGTTTGTGGCGGTGGACTGGGGCGGTGGTGGGGTCAGCAAGGGCCGCAGTGATCTGGCGTTACAGTCCTACACCTCGATCGCCGTGTGCGGGTTACTGCCGAACGGCCAGGTTGACGTGATGTATGGTTTTCGCAGTTTGACGCCGCACGAGCATGTGCGGGAAGCGCAGATTATCCTGGGGCTGATGAGCACGTTTCGCTGCAGTCATGTGGTGCACGACTATACGGGTGCCGGTACGGTGCGTGAGACCATTCTGGTTCAGTCGGGTCTGCATCCGAACAACATTCTTCCGGTGGCTTATGTCGGGCCGGTAAAAGGCAGTTTGATTAATTTTAAACCCGCCACCCGGATACACCCGCGTAACCACTACACGATGGATCGTAACCGAGCTTTGTCTTACTGCTGCCAGTTTATCAAATCCGGTATTCTGCGTTTCTTCCAGTACGACTACAAGGGATCAGAAGACCCGGGATTGCTGCACGACTTTTTGCACCTGATTGAAGACAAGAAAGAAACCGGATTTGCCAAGGATAAATACAAGATCCTGCGAGACCCGGCCGGTCCTGACGACTTTGCGCAGGCGGTGACGATCGGCACCATGATGTTATTTCAAATGCACGGCGCCTGGCCAAATATGGCAGCGTACGAGGACGTGGAGATTGACGAAGATGCCGTCATTTCTGCAAGGGGCGTTAACCCGATTGACTGGATTTAGCGATAGACACCCGCTTTTGCGCGGCTTGCATCATCTTTTTCGGGACAAATGGAAACAGGGACTGCATTCGCACCGCCGTCTGTTCCAGCCAGGCCGTCCAGTTGACTTCGGTTTTCGGTAAGTCTTGACTAAACCCGCGTAAATAGTGCATTACGGCTTTATCCGCACTGTGCGTCAATGCCCGTGGAGATAGCTCCTCTTTTCCGCCATCCACCACAATAGTGCCGTATTTCTCTGGCTGGGAGTCAAGGGCCAGACGGGCTACGAAAAAGCCTGTATCGTCCACGCGTACAGCCCTGGCGTAAGAATCAATCCAGCGTGGCCAGCGGTGCGGCCAATGTTCTGTGTCGCGTCCGGTAATGTTAAAGCGGGTGTACAGGACCGGCAGAAACGCATCGCCGTGCGGTCGTTTGACGCCGATGCAGTAGGGCTCCAGCTCCAGCACCGGCGCCGTAATTTGTGCGCACAGCGCAATAGCGAATGCCCACATCACTTCCATTTCCTGTGTGTCTTTTTGCAGGGCTTCCTGGACTTCCTCTTTCAACTGCGCGAAATGCTGCTTTGGTCCCGGCGCGTCGTCCGGCATCGTAAAATCCGGATTTTGCCGAAAGACCCCGTCTTGCAGATAAGCATTTCGAAACTGAAAACCGCTGCCGTCCCAACCGATGCGTTCTTTCCCCACCACCATTGTTGGGTATTCCAACCGACAGGCTGCATCAAACGGGCAGAAGCTGTCACGTGTGGTATCTTGCTGGTAAGTAATCTGATCTGTCTGCATAAAAACGCCGCTGTTGACTGCGAACTCTCGCAACCAGTGCCAATTGGCCTTATCTTTATCGACTCGAAATTCATGACGCACACCGTCGGATTCCAGAAAACCAATATATTCTTTCTGCCCATTAGGCCGGACCACGATATGCGTGATACGCAGAACGGCCGGTAACCGAATCTGTCCGCTGGTGTTATACCACTTACCTTCACGTTCGATGACTGTGCTGTATCCGCCGATAACACCGTTCTTGTCATACCTTGCCGCGCGTACCCGCATGCCGACCGTAGCTTTGAGCTTAGGATCTACGACCTCACGCACTAGCTCTGCTGCTCTTGCGGAATACTGCTCAGCATCCTGCAACAATTTGGCTTTGTCTGCCGGAGCCGCTGTCTCGGCCCAGTTTCGCAAGGCCTGTTCGTACGGACGCGATGCTCGAATTACGCGATTAATTACTTCCGGTGCGGGATGATTGTGAATCCAGGCACGCCACCGCGGTCCGCTAACTTCTTGCGGTTGCTGGTGATCTGTTTCCGGACCGACAAACGACAGGTTAGCACTCATCAGACTGGCATGATGCAGAATTGCTGCCGTGGGGGCGCGTTCCCACAATACCAGCCGCCGTCCCCCCAGAATCGACCACTGCCGATCGACACCTGCGGCTTGGTGCTGTCGCCAGGCCAACAACGGCAACGGCGAATTATCGTAACTGAAGTTATGCGCATGCATCTGCAGCATGACATGCAGCATTGAAGTCACAACCAGCGAGTTGGATTGCATTGAGGTAAGAAACGGCAAACCGGCAAATCCATACTCTCCAACGGCAAAGGCATTCATGCCCGAATGGGGTGGAGCAAAAAAGTATTCCTGCTTGTCGGTATAGCAGTTAAACGCACCAACCTGTGCCAGTGATTTGAAGAAAGGCACTACAGCCGTCAGCTTATTTTTACCAGCCGCATGCCGGTTTAGATTTTGCTTGAGATGAATAAACGGCAGGATGCCGTAGAGTTGTCCCAGCCCTGCCTGGAATCGTTCGCTACTCATTTGCACCGAAGGTTGCCAACCCAGCTGACTGATCAGCTGATGTTCTTCACGGCTGAGTTTGGTTTTCTGCGCGGTTTGCCATATCTCCTGATACCGGCGGGCGTAATCGATACTTTTGTGATAAACTTTAATATGATCAAACGTCAGACTCATGTTGAGTCTGTCGGCCAAATACTTTACGGTGTCCTCCAGGGACATCTCCAGCCGTTCAGCTGCCATTGCCAAAATACTGCCAGCCGCTTTACACTGAGAGCAATAATGCCATTCTTCAAGGTTTCTGCTATCTTGGTGGATGGTCCACGCATGTGCGGTACAGTACGGACAACGATTAAGTACCGCGTATTTCGTAACCGGCTCCAAACCCAGAATTGGAGCAATTGCCGCATACGTCAAACCTGCATGGATGTCTAGGAGACTCACAATGCCAAATCCTTCCGTTATCGTTGATCCAACTCAAGACCGGGCGCAGACGGAACTGGTAAAGATCGCCAGCCGCTATTCTTTCCCGGATTTCGTACGCTCGGCTGATTTGCACGATACGATGAACCCGGCGGATATCGCCATTACAGCTTACGCTGACCCGGTGCAGAAGAAATACGCCTGCCACAACGCCGCCGCAACGTGGTTGTCTGCTGTTTATTTCCACGAAAAAGCGGCAGAATACCATCCTAAACAGCAAGCACGGATTTGTGAACGCCTTACCCGCTTTGCGGATTATTTTGGGATTCGTCCGGAATATGACAAAATCGTCAAGCGAGCTGAAGACTTGCGCGGCTCAGACCAGTTACCGGACAGTAGTTATGCCTACGTATGGCAGGGTAAAGACGGGAGCAAGGAACGCTATTACCCGCTAACCAATTCCGTACAGGTTAAAGCCGCAGCTGAGTGGCTATTTGCAAATCGCGACCGAATTCCTTTTGCAGACCGCAACGTAATTGCAACTAAAATCCTGGAAAAGGCTGCCGCGTTTAACGCAAACCCCGGCGAAGAGCTGATTACTTTTATTGAGCGACAAGTCGGCCGCGGTTGGCCCGACAAGGCTGAATTACAGTCCGCGCTGGACTATCGGGTCAAGCTGGCCCGAACCGAAGAACAACGTACGGCGATTACTAAACTGGCGCAGGCGCTGCAAAACACACCACCGCTGGCGTTACAGCAGCCCGAACTAGTTAAGCTGGCAACAACGCTGGACATGGTGGATTACTCAATCGGCTTGAAAGGCAAATACACCGAGCTGCTGCAACGACCGGAGGATGTAATTTTCCGGCAGACGTACACGAAGACGGCGGCAGAGCACAGTCGTTTGTGTAACCTTACAACCGGTAATGTCTACAGCAAAACCCAGCTGGCCAAGCTGGCCCGGGAAGATATGGTCAATCTGTTCGGGCCAGACTTTGCCAGCGAAGTTTGTACCGGATTTGAAATTAATCCGGAGAAGCTTGCCGCTGTGGCACACACCCTGCCTCGACCTGATGCCGAATTACTCGAGCAGCTGTTAGCCGAAGCAGGGCAGTATCCGCAACAAAAAACCGCCTCAGCGCTTGAGCTTGACCCTCAAGCACTGGAAGAACTTGCTGCGGCCTACGCTTAAAAAATTTTATTGGCATTTTCTGAAAGAAATTGCACAGAGAACACCGGAACTCCAGCTGCCGTTATATTAGGACGGCAGTTGTGTTGCGTCCGCCACAGTTCAATTGCCGTGTATAAGGCAGCGTCCGCTGCCCGCGTCTGTTTAACCGCATATTTTTGAACAAAGTCACCCAGTGTCATCTCGGCTACAGCAAGTGACTCTTTTTCTTGATTTAGCTTGGTTACGAGCTCGGTCAACCGGTCCACTTCCGCAGACAACCGGTCGATTTCGTTGTATTTCGTTAAATCGCCCGAGGTCGCCTTTTTTACAGATCTATGCTCTTGACAGAGGGCCGCGTAGATAATTTCGGATTGCAGTCCGAACTGTCTAAATGTTCGGAAACATTCCCGCTCGAGTAGACGTGACGCCGCGTACAATAAGTGCATTGCACTTATTTCTGCAACTGCAAAATTTGGATCATGCGCATTGTTTAGGCATACGCGAATTTCGTTTGCCCGCCCAAGCAGTGATTTTAATCGATTTGCATCTTTAAATTTAACTTTCGGGTCAACAGCACTCTCAACCTCCGCCAACGTTGCCAACGCCTGTTTCCAGGCAGTTAAATCGACCTTTCGCTGGAGAAAGTAGGCTTTTACCGACGTTTCTGTGTCGGTAAAAGCTTGTAGCAGATCGATATGCGCAGCTGCGGCTCGCCCGTCCCTGGCTGCAATCGTCTCCGCTGCTGCTAAGAGTATGCGGCTTTCACCGTCATACACATAGCGTTTGCGCGTTTTGACTTTTACGCTGCTCGTTTGGTCTTTTTCCGGCATTTCGATAGCCTTCTGTTCTTCCTGAGCGGCGTCAGCGGTTAAAAGTTCCCGAAAGACGGTTTCATTTAACCACTCGCACACGGCTCCTTTTGTGTGGTCAATCAGATCCTTGATCTGATTGAGCCCCGTTTGACTTAAAATACGAACATACCCGTGCCGAGGCACGTACTTCGGCACCAAATTAGTCGTTGTGGCTTTCAGTTCTTTACTGACATCGACATACTGCGCCAGCTTTTGGGTGCATAAATCAATACCTAGCAGGCTCTGTAGACTGAATACGCAGACGTAAGGCGTCTGCGTGGTTTCGTCCACACCTGCCAGTACGGTCTCATTATCATACCCGTATGGGTATGTGAACGGTTTTAACTGCACTTCAAGTTTTGCTGCTGTAATCTGCATGTTTCTGTTTCCTCGGGATACTTTGTTTTCTAAAACACAATTGACATTTTGAGCACGTGGTCGTTGTTATGCCGTTTTCGGCAGGGCAGACCAACGTGTAGCTGTACCACTTTCTGACCGTGCGGGTATCAACCCGGAATACCAAATCGACCGGGAAATCCGGATGATCGTGATCATTGAGTGCCATGTACGCTCGACGTACATGAGGCGACTCCGGCGGTGCTCCGGTTTCCCGGTCGCAGCTAAACCAGAGCGAAACGTTAGGTTCAGCGGCCAGTTTTAGTAGCCAGGGAAGTAGCTCTGAATCACGCCAGCTACGCGTATAGCCGAAAAAACGTGTTCCTTTGGCACCCCTTGCGATTTTAATCCACTTGCGGACATACGCGCGGGAGTAAAAATCTCCCGACGCGTGGATTCGTACAATATGTGGCAATGTTGCGCGAATATGCTCGATCATCTTCTGAGCAAAATCGCGTTTTCGGCTTTGTTTCAATGCTTTTTCATTTGCATCCTTTACTGAAGTGTGGCGGTAATGCCCGCGCATGGCGTAACACATGGCCAGACAAAGGAGTGTAGCTCCAACGCAGATTTTTTTAAAACCACTGGGAATCGACCAGTGCTTAATCTTTTCCCCCAACTTGGAGGTGCCGTTCTTCAGCATGTTACCTCATTTGAAAAACAAAAACGGAAACGAAACGCGACGCTTAGTTCGCTTCTTTGCAGGTCGAGCGGGGCGCCACCGTAAGTTGCATACGGCAGCGCTTAGAACTCCGGGGAAGTGTTTTTCCCTTGCATTAACTGGAGCTGAGCACGCGCGCCTGATTTACCCAGCGTGCCCGCCGGTAAATAGAGATATTCTTCAAGTTTGGTTAACATTAATAAGTTTAAAGTAACCAGATTTTTTAAAATTTGTTCGGGATCGATTTGCGACTGTGTGTCAGTCGCAATCTCCTGGAGAAACTTTTTATGTTCACCAAGATTGAAATCTAATTTCTGCTCGATTTCTGTTACGATATCCAGCATAATTTGCGCAAACCGGCTCATCTTTTCTTCCACCGCCGGTTTGAGCTTTACCGCGCGTACAGGTTTTTCCTCCGCAGGGGTTTGCACTGTTTTTTCAATTAACCCTTTGATGGGCATTGAATACTTTTTGCAAATCGCGGTTAAATCTGCTTTTGTCAAAGCTAGATTTTTTTCTGTACGTAGTTGGTACAGAATGTCCGGCCATGATTTGTGACTGATATTTTCCCAGTTAGCTTGTAACCAGGCCTGGGCGTCCGATTTTATTTGGGTTTTAGTCATGATATTAACGTAACTCCGCAACGCTGCTCGCTGGATAAATATTGGTTTCCGGACCACGTCCGAAAATCAACAACTCGACAAAAATTGCATCCTCCTCCTCGCACAAGCCTTTCACAATCCCTTGTTCGTTCAGGTAAGCTAAGCCGCCATTTTTGTCTGGGCCTGTAACTGTGGCTGGAATCGCTTTCTCCTGATACACCAATGCTCTTTGCTTTGTCGTTTCCTGTATTTTTTTGAAGTTTTTAATGTCTTCTTCAAAACTTTCAAAATCTACGGCACTTCCCAGTATTTGCGATGCAATGCAATACACATGCTGTGCCGGATTCCCGCCCAGCCCAACGTGAGTCTGGTAGCTCTCGTATAGCTCATTGTTGTGTCGCGTGTAATGGGCCAGCTTCTTAATGGCTGCAATTTCTGCTCGAGTCAGGGTATAAAAATCCATCAATTTTTACCTTTAGTTGGATCGCATTGGTAAGGTATTGCGGAAACAAAATACGGACAGACACTTCCTTGTATTACGTCAGCAGGAGGTGCGATCATCCGTTGCCATGGGTGATTTGGAACCGGCGGTTCTGTATAGCGGCGGCAGGTGTAGTTCACCGGGCAACCTTCACCCGTGCAGCGAGCCACGTCAGCAGGCATCGTCATGTTAATTTCTCAAGTTGACCGGTTACCTGCGTATTACCGGCCCGTTCGTTTTTAGTCATTGTGGCTTTGTACCGTTCTTTCCAGCCGCTTGTCAGTTTATTCAGCTCGTCGGCAAGGAATTTGTCGGTCATCGCTGCCAATGTCACAGGATCGTCAGGTATCACAGACAGCACGCTGTTCGTGATATGTTTAAGCCAGACAAAACCGTCACCGGCTTCTGCCTTCTCCAACTCGGCGGCAAACAGGATACACGCCAACTTGAGATACTCGTCCATAGGAAAACTCGGTGTAAACGAGCTCGAAGCCGCGCGCGACACAACTCCTTTTGCGCTGATGGTGATTTCGTATGGATATTGTCCGCTCGGAACAGTTTCGCCTGCCTCCTTAAACTTGGCCATTAACTGTTCAACCAGCTTACTGAGCGCCAGTGCTTCCACTGCGGTGATTTTAGATTTTGCCATTTTTATCCTGTTCAAATCTGGAATTTAAGAATGTGATCTCAGCTGCGATCGCAGCCTGTCTGGAATCAAATGGACCAAGGATTGGTCCATCTAAAATCCGTGCCTGCCAGCGACAGGGCCACCGTCGCGTAAACTCTGCCAGTCTTGAGTCATCCCGACACCGGTTCCTGATACGGTAAAACATCCAACGCACAGCACGGTTTGTTGGCTCGATTCGACTCACGCGACGACGCGAGCTTAGTTTCAGCATTCGCGTCACGTCGCTTGCCAATCCTTCCGTTAGCCCGTCACAGTCAATAAAGATTACCGGCATTTTTCTGTCTCCAGTAATTCTGCCATTGTGGGTGCCTTCGCTGTGTGCACCAGGCCGATATTCTGATGCTGCCGCGTTTCGTGCGATATGCCATACTTGTCCACGACCTCCTGCAGCGTAGCAGGAGGTTCATGGGCCAAGCGAAACATCAGATAAATTTCGGAAGTTTGGTCATTCTGCCATACTTCCACTACCATCTGCGGTACGCTCATTCTCTACCCTCAGTTTAATTTTACGCGTAGGTCGGATTTGCTGCTGGGTCCGCATTTCCAAGCCCCCTTCGCTGATTTGGCGGGCGAACCCTTGAAATGTATCACGCATTGTGGTGCGAGCAAAGGGCGAATTTTTAAGCTGTTTGGTGATTTCCGACGCACTGCCGCCTGCACTGCGCAGCGTATCCTCGACATCCGCTGCCAGCTTAGCCAGGTCGGCAACTTCGGTTGATTCACCCAACATGGATTTTACGGTGCTAATCTTGTGGGCCAGCGCCAGCAGGTTGTCAAAAGCACTTTGCGTTAGAATCTTGTACTCTTCCGACTCGTATGGTTTGAGTCCGTTATATTCATCCTTTGTAATTAGGTGCTCTTCGGGCTTACCTGTCTGCACCAATTTATTTTGTTCGTTCGTTGTTGCTCGCTGAACCGTAATCAGCAGTTTACCCTCCGGAATATCTTCCGGGGCTTCTTGATGGGTCAAAATATGCTGAACTTCTGCGTTCCGCAGATCCGCCCATGCATGGTCTGGCGGCGGCAGCAAGCGAATCCGTTTGCCGCAGCTCTTAGCTACCGCATTAACCATGGTTTTAAATTCCAGCACCAATTCGGCCGTAGCTCCGTCGATGCTGGCCTTCATCCGGGCCTCGGCCTGTTCCCGCAGATACCTTGCAGTCTCAGGGGCCACGTCAGCCAGTGTGAATGTGGCGTTGAACGGCTCGATACGCGGGATATCGCAGGTGACCGAATCGGCGATCTGGTTGGCCGAGGGGTATTTGCGTTCAATCACGGCCCAATCCTTGCCCAGCGCATCTTGATCGGCCTGGCGGATTCGGTCGTAATTTTCCTGCTCCGCAACGCGTTTGCCCCAGCTAAGGTATTGTGCCTTAGCAGTATTAAACCGGCTGAGAAACTCGTCAATTTTACATGCTTCGATCAGGTAGCTACCGGCAACCTTTTCGGTTTTCACATCATCTTTGTTTAAAGCAGATGATATGAGCGTGTACTCTGGAATGGTATACTCGTTGCGGATCGCCGTGAGCATACGCTTGAGTGCCTGCCCTTCCTGGATTAATGGATCCCGACCAGCGCCGAGGATGGCGTAAGAACCACGAATGATTTTTTTATCGATCCCCAGATCGGCGGCCATTGCCGTCTTGGCTTGTTCCGTAAAACTCAGAGCACCCGGCAACCAGCCGATCTGAAACTTTACCGAGTAATACCGTACGTTTTCTTTCTTCTCGAAATCAAATTCCAACTGACTCATGGTTTTCCTTTTTGAAGATAGTTCAAAGCCAACTTTTGGGTTCGTTTGTAATTATCTGCCTGTTTATTGTGTTGTTCGTAGTAACGCATCACCGCCAAGATCCGGTCCAGGTAACTTGGCTGCAGTTCTTCCACGTAGGCCCAGTAGTCCGAGCCGACCCAGAAGTCTTGTGGGTGTAATAGAAGATGCGGCGCCTGCCCGTGGTTATCTGCGTTATAACAAACCCGATAACAGGCAGAGCGCCGACCTCGCCGGATTACGTGCAAACTCACGTGCTGCGGTTCACCAGTTTGCGTGTCACTTTTCTGGGTTCAGTGGTTTGTTTAACATTTTTCGGGTGTTTGAATCGTTCACCCGTTTCGGCGCAGATACAGCCAGCAGCTTCTGCCCAATACATTAAGTCATCCATCTGTTTTGGGTTTTTCTCATAGGATGGAGTTATCCAGCGAGCAGCGTCCTTGAGGGGCACCCGCTGAAGTTCCGCCAGACGGCAGCAGGACATGATGTCAGCCGGTGTCCAGAATTCATCGGCGGGTAATTCCTGGCTTTCCAGCTCGTGTCGTTTCAGGTACATCTGCCAGGCCGCATCCTTGGAAGCGCGGCCCGGGAAGCCCACAAACATCAACGCATCCACCCGACCGGATCGGGTGATCTCGTCGGGTAGGTTGGCGATGTTGTTGGCCGCGGACAGAACCAGGTTGCTGTTCTGGTTATTGAACCAGGTCAGCAATGTACCCAGCAGCCGGTTCTCGACGCCGCCCGACTCACCGCCGGACCCGCCCTGCGGCAAGAACCGCTGGAACTCGTCGATAGCCAGGATACCGCCGATCATCTCTACGGTGGCCAGCATGCGGGCCAGGATCTTGTCGGTATCGCCCAACCATTTGGAGTAGAGGTTGGACGCCTGCATTGATGCCAGGGGCGTTTGGAACTCACCCGAGCAACACTGCATGGTAAAGGATTTGCCGGTGCCCGGCACTCCTAACATCAACACGTGTTTCATCTTGGCCCGTTCCGGTACGTCCGGTCGAAACCCGTTGCGCAGGAAATGCTTGAGCCCGGTTAAACCCACTACCGACCGGAACGAGTAGAAGTCCCGCTCAGGGCGATATGTGCTTTCAAACTGTGCTTTAGGCATAGGGTCCAGCCAGCGCTCGACTCGCTTGCCGTTTTCGATGTAGCGGATTTTGACTCGCAATTCGTCCGGCTTGAGTTGCTTGTTGGTTGCGTGGGTCTCTTCCGCGATAGACGTCACATCCGTGACGTGCTGCAGTTCCAGATCCGGTACCGGCCAAAGCCGGGTCTGCTGCACGAACTGTGGACTCCAGACGTCCAGTTTGCTGGATCGTGAAAGGTGGTTTGCCTTCTTCGCGAACAGCGCACTGGTTTCCAGAAATCCGAAGTCAGTCAGCACTTCGGCGGCGTATTGGCTGACCTTGGCCCGCGACAATCCTGCGGTGGCCGCGAGAACGCCAGGTGTTATTTCGTCCACGCCCAGCGATGTGCAGATTTCCGCACGTTCTTCCTCGTCGGGTAGCCGGTGATGGATGAACTCGCAATGTTCTGCCAGTTCGAGAGGTAGCTCGAACTCCGGTGTCGTCTGTAACACCAGGAATGAGTTGGTAGTCTGGCCAATATTAATAAGCTTTTGCACCAACGCCAGTATAAAGCTGTCTACGGGGCCTTGCGATCCGGACGGGCAGAGATGTCGGTCAAAGTTCCGAATCACCAGGATGCGTAGATCCTGGTCTTCGGGCTTCGTTTCCCCTGTAATTTCTCGACTTTGGCGATCCCTTGCCGCGTTCAGCACAATTTGCAGCGCATCGTGCAGGCCAACTTTTGGCGCCACGTCCAGTCCCAATCCCACGTCAGGGCTAAACCGCTCTCCTGCTGCATTGGTTAACCCGTCAGCCGCATCCCATAATAATAGTTCCCACTTTTCGTCAGCACGTACTGACGCCTGTGCAATTTCTGCCAGGCTGTAAACCACGTTTTCGGGTTCAACGCTTGTTAGCACAATACCGCTCTGGGCGGCATCAAAGGCCTTGCGCAGCTGTTCAACAATTGTCATTCTTTTAATCCTGTTGGGGTGGGGTATTTTATTCGGTTTCACGTACCAGGGCGACATGGTCACCCAGGTAAAATTCCGGCTTTTTAACCGATTCGGTAGGAGCCCCGCCGATCAGGGTTTTAGTCAGCGGCGTGGTGGCTTTCACGCAACTACCGCCCTGGTACCCGTTGGCTTCGACTTGCGTCTGGCCTTCTTTATCGATGATGATTGTAATTTTACGCATTTGGTTTAACCTCTCATCTCGGTGTGACTTCAATCTTAATTCTTCCATCGGGAAGAACGATTTTGGTGTAGCTGCCGTACTCCGGGTTTCCGGCGGCTATCTGCGCTGTAATTGCACGTTCGGCCGCCAGTGCCGCGTAGGCCTGTTTCAGTTCGCCGCCCCATTTGTTGCCTGAGGTATTTTGGCCTAAGCCTTTGGCGCGAAGCAGACCATTACCCTGGTTGTAATAATCACACATCAACTGATACTCACCCTTACGTGCCGGGTTAGGCACTACTCCAATTTCGTAGGCCCTGGGTTGATTGGCCGTGGCTTTGTACCGAATGATGTATTCGGCATCCTTGCCGATCACCTCAGCATTGATGCGGTGGTACTCTTTTTTAAATTCCGGATTTTGCAGCAACTTATTTTGGTCCTGAGCGGACCAGCCCTGGGTTTCCAGCTCCATTAAACGATCTGGCAACTTTACGCCGACCGCTTGGGCCAGCTTATGTACGTCGTGCCCTGCCTTTTTTAGCGCGGCCACAATTTGCAGCTGATAGATACCAGGTAACGGGTAGTCACCGGCTAAGCTTCCGTGGTCCGTGGCCCAGGTGCGGTAAACCTTACCTTTGACCATTTCCAGGTCAGAGCATTTTTCCTGCACCGTTTTGGTAAGCGCTTCCAAGTCCGTAATACAAAATCCCGACTCTAAGTGACTCATACTAGCTACTCCCGAATAGATGGCTTAAACTTTAAGCCATCACGCCATTCGCGTACAAAGAAAAAGGACCAGCAGTTTCCTGCCAGTCCTTTGGATGTGAAAAAATAAACCGTCCTGGTTTATTTTGACGATTCAATAACCAGATACTGCTGCTGAGGCCGCCGCAGGCTGGGAAGCAGCGGTCGCCGTGCAAGTACCAGCTCGTAAATCTTTGTGACTTTAGCTGTTTCCTTCTTCGCTTCCTTCACCTCGGTTTTCACTGAAACCGCAGTTTCCGGCAGCACAAAATACACAGGCTGTGGGCTTGAAGGCACCGTCAGCACGTATAGCTGATCAGCCGCATTTGCCGTAACCCCTGCCAACAAGACCACCAACACACCAAACACCTTACGCATTGATTCCTCCTGTGCCGGAAACGATTTTTTCCAGCTGGTTGACCAATTCTTTTGTCGACCCTTGTTGCAGTGGGAGTAACTTCAACTGTGACGCCAGAGCCAGTATGTTTTCCAGGTAAACCGCACGCAGTTCATCTGTTTTTTCCTGCTGATTTTTGTAGATGGCCGAATACATTTCCGGGTCATCTGCATATTCAGCGTCAACTTTCGAAGCTTCGTCCTTGTTGAACGCCAGCCGCAACACATCGAACGGCTTCAGTATACCTTCCTGCCCTAAAACCTGAGAAATGTATTCTCGGATTTCTGGGTTGAATTCCGTATCTTCCGGATCACCATCCGGGGGCCAAAGCAGAATGGCTTCCGTAATCCCTACCAACAGTTCGCCAGCGTCGGCCGGTTCAAACTCGTCGGGCTGGAAATCATCACCTGCCAGGATATTGCACAGTTCAATAAACCGTGTCACATCCTTGTAAAAGTAATTCGTGGTGACGATCGTGATCGCCGCCATGATCTTGTCCAGGCTGATCTTCGGCAGCTGAATCCGGAAATCGTTTTCCAGCTCCAGCTTGATTGTTTCCGGTGCCCAGCTCAGTGCCTCGGCACCGTACCGGTCCATCACGATCAAGAACAACGGCAACGCTGCTGACTCTTCAGTCAGTAGAAACGTCCGCTGAATTGCCTGCGGTGCCTGCGGACGATATGTTCCCGACATCGCTTGTTTGAGCAGACGTGTCGCGGTTTCGCTGGGTTGCATCTTTTTGTCCCTGCCTTTGCTCCATGCGGAGCTTTAATGCCGTTATATCACACATTATGTGCGTTACGGCAAAAACAGGCAATTCCGGCAGCGTTTCTCCTGTTGCGGTATCCAGAAAAACTGTATTACCGGTAAACGAAACCCAGCGGCCGTCTGCAATGGCCAGTGTTGCGCCTGAATTCTCAATTCCGGATTTTACGAAATTAAGAATATCGTACACCTGTGCATCACTGAACAAGTTTAAATGGGTGAGCCATTCACCCAGATGAATTAACAGCGGTAGATCCGTACCTACCGCTTTGGTCATGCGCTTGATTTCGTCTTTGTTGAGAATCACTGCCGCGCTGTGACCTCGTACGTTGCCCGGTATGCGCTCGGTTTCATGTCTGGGTGATTAAAAGGCAGTTGATTGCCTTCTTCATCCCTTAACTCGTCCAGCGGCGTTCCAGTCTTATTTACCGGAAATGGTGACTCCGCCACCCGGCTGATACCTGGGACACCGCGAATCCCTGCACTGACCGCTTCAGCCAGCACAAAGGCCCGAGTGGTGGCTGACTGCAGCTCTTCAATCTGATTAGGAAACTGGGGGCAGTCGCTTTCAACCGTGATCCGGCCGCGACTTTTATCCCCGAATAGTTCCACTGTAATCGTTTTTACCGCCATAGTTCTTCCTTTCTTGCCCAATAGCTAAGGAAAAGCTAGGTTACATAAAACCTAGCTGGATTTAAAGGGCCGTAAGATACAAATTGTAGGTTGACTCTGAAACAGAGACAAAATCCTACAACCGTATCTTACGGCCTGCCGCTTTATCGCGGCATCAACCCCATTCGTTGGGGCGGAGTTTTCTTGGCGGTACTTCGCTGTACCGCAATTGTTTTAGGGGCGCGCACACGCACTCCCGCACTGTGGTTTGTAATTTCCACAGTGACGACGCCTTCTGAAGTGAAAACGTCAAATGATTGACCTTGCTTTAGCGTAAAGCAAAGGCTGCCGCGATTTTGATCCATTTGAATTCCTTTCAATCTTGCCAAAGTCTGAGGGGTTCGCGACCTGGGGTTGCCCAGTGACTGGGGTTGCCAGCCGTACCCACCAGAGCCACTAGCTCCTGTGGGCTGAGCGCGTCTGTCGCACACTCGTCAATTCCCGTTTGATACGGGTTTTCCGTATCCAGCTGAAATTGAATTTTATTGCCGCACCGACTATTCAGTGCCGCAACCTCCCTTTTTGCCTGCTCGGCCCAGTCACGCATCGTGCGACGGGCAAGCAGATCCTGGTTAGCAAATTGTGCTAATTCCTTGAAGCTTCGTTGTTTGCTCATGATTCACTTTCTGCTTCGGTAGTGGGCATCCACCCGCTACCATGACATGGAATAGGTGACGGTGGCTGCACCCTCACCTGACATTTGTGGTTTGCCCAAGTCCACCTTTGCAACGGTGAGTTGAGCTTTCAATTCCTGCTTTGGTGGGGTAGCACACCCCGCCAAAGCCAATAAAACCAGACAAACAAAATAGCGCATCAGACACCTCCTTGTGTTTTGTGGCTTCACCAGGCTTCCCGGAGATCCGGGTGATTCCATTGGCGAAGAATCATCAACTGCAGTACGAGCTGACACAACATGAGCCACTCGATTATGGACACACCGAAATATGCCCAATGCATTACAGTCATGCCGAAACAGCACGTTGTTAACGTAAGCGACAAACCTAATACAACGCTCTTAACACTGAACATGATCGTTTTCCTTGGTACCTGACGGAAACAACCTTGCCGGTACCATGCAAGGCTGTCAGGGTTGGGTAATGTCCTCTGCGTTTGCAGGGTCGAGGAACAGCTAAGTTTCCTCTAATCAATATTGACACAATTTCGTTACTAATTTAGGTATCGTAACGTATTGACACCTTGTTGTCCTGCACGCTGATCGTGCCGGACGCTTCGAGCTCGTCGTCTGTAAACTGGACGGTACCACTGAGCGTGTAACCCAGTGGTACCAGAAAATTTTCGATTAGATAACTGAGCCACTCCTGGGAGTGGCAAAATTTTATCCCTTTATCCCAGACAAGTTTGTCTGGATTTTCAGGTACCCACTGGCAATGAATACCTGGTGCTTCCGGAGTGATCGGATTTGTGTGGTCATAGCGTTGTGCTGTAAAGGCAGTCAGCACCATAAAAGTTACGGGGGACCACGGCGGTGTTACCGTGAAGTGCCCGGTAAATACCGGATTCTCAACCATGTTTTTCTCCTAATAAAACAGCAACACAAATCTGTGTTGCTGTGGGGAATAGTTAAATCGTTTGCAATAAATAATGACGCGTTTAAATCCGGAATTTAGAACGTGTAGTCCACGATCTTGTTGCCCTGCAGCAATCGAATCCGGAGCTGCTTGGCGTTCAGCATTTCCTTGAGCCGCCGCTTACGTTCATCTGGCAGCGATACCAGCGATTGCCGGATCCCGTTTAGTTGCTGCACCCGCTGCTGCGCTTTTTGCTGGCACGGAGCACAACCGGGTTTAGGCGCAGCACCGGCTTTGACTAATCCCGTGAGAAATGGAAATTCTTTCTGGAAATTGGGGTTTTCTGCCATACTGCGAATTACGCTGTCTTCCAGTACCAACAGCGGAGTCATTTCGGCCATTGCTATTCTCCTTAAAGCACACTTTCGCTCGAATCGGGCGGTGTCGGACACCAGACTTCCTGTATCAATTTAAGCTGGCTGAGCCGTTCCAGCGCGGTCAGCAATATATTGGTCTCGGCTTGAATTTCTGTCCAGATCGCTTCCGCCTGCGCCGTAGACAGGACATCCAGTTCCACGTAATTCAGGCGATAAAACGGCCAACCCTGGTCTGGATCGGGTGCACCTGCCGGATAAGAAGCCAGTTGGCTGGGACCAACCACTGCTTCGAAGCTATCGCAGGACAAGGCGGTGTAGGGACTGGGCGGATTGCGGCGATAGATGAAAATGTTCTCATCCAGGTCCGGCCCTTCCGGGTCTGACGCTTCAATGCGTAAACGATATGCTCCGTAATTGTTAAACAGTAAAGTCTGAGGAGCAAACCGTTTTAATCGAATGCGGCGTACGGCCATGTCTCCACCCCCTGAAAAATTACCGTGTTGTCCGGTAGTACAATTGTCTCATCGTTAAAGCGGCGTCGCTGCTGAATGTAACTGGTTAGCCGCTGGATTGCTTCCGGGTTATCCGTTACCCAGGTTTTCAACTGCTGTATCCACTGATTATACAACGGGGCCGTTTTCAGTACGAATGGCCCCAGCTCGTGCGCCAGCAGAATTTCCGCCTGCGCGCGATCGGCTTCCAGCTCAGGCAGAATTTCCCAAAAGTAGGGATCAGCCCACAAGTCAAACAACACGTGATGGTCAAGGATTAAACAGGTTCCCATGGAAATCTCTGGCTTACGCCTCTGCGGCCACCGTGTTCGCGGGACGGGCAGGCGACCAATGCCTTGCCCCGGTTCCATTGTTTAATTAAAGCCCCTGTCTGATGTACCTGTTCGCCGATGGTAATGTCGCCGCCATTATGCTGCAGCCGCACATCCGGGATGTTGGCATGCTGTAGTGTTTCCGTCGCCAGTGCCCAGCACCAGCCTACGGCAAAATCGATAAGACTGCCATTAGGTGCTGTCGCAGGTTTACCGCGTAACCGAAAATTCAAGCCACGGTACCAGTCTGCCTGCCGAAACCAGAGGTCCGGCCGCGTATCGCCGTAAATCGACAGGTCGTGGATCATCGTGTTACCGTACAGCCGGTAATTTTGCGGATGCCCTTCGATAATGGTTTGCGCCAGGTTATCGATCCAGTGTGGATGCACCGTCCAGGTATCGTCATCAAACCAAACCACGTAATTGGTAGTGATTGGGCGCTGCGGGTCCCAGAACATCCGCCGCATCATAGGATACTTGAACTGGTTTTCACTGCTGATGTAGAGCGCGCTGGCAGGTACGGTACGCAGGTAATCCAGTGTCGCCGGACTGCAAGCATTGGCGGCGATTCGCAAATCCATGCGCTCCGCCGGGACGGTCTCCAGGATTCCTGACAGGCATTTGCGCGCCAGTTCCGGGTAGTTGCCATAACACAGCACAAAGATTGTAAACTTGCCGCCGATAATTGGATGATCCATGCTCGGAATTGAACGCTTCACGGTCGCGATCTTCTGCGTTGTGCACTCCAGGGGATGCACCTGCTGATAAGGTTGCTGCATGCGCGCTTCAATCGTCGGTGCCCGCAACATTTCAGGCGGGCAGGCTGATTGTGAGTCTGCGCTCGGCTTTGGCTGGATTGGGGGGAGTATATTTTGATCGTAGTAATCCATTACGGCCTCCACCACATGCTCTGCGGTAATTAAGTCCAGGCAGGCCGGGACAGGGTGGCCCGTCGGTGGACGTATCGGCTGACGACAAAGCGCATGTGACTTGTGGGTTAGATCGGCAGGGTCCAGCGGTACCGTACGTCGTTTCCAGCAACCCTGTTTATCGCAGCATTCCAGCAGACCAATAGTATGCAGGAATTTGTGTTCAACCTGCACGGGATTTGCCTCAAGTCCGAATGCCTGAAACCCGTTGATGTAGGCTTCAAACCAAGGTTCTTCGCGTCCGCCTGCGTACACCACGCACGGTTTATTGAAGGCGGCCGCAATGTGCATAGCTGCGGTAATTCCACAGATTACACCATCCGCATGCAGAATAAGATTAAACAGATCCCGGGCATTCTCTGTCTTACCAATCAGGTTGGTGACATTGGCCAGCGGCGGATGAACGTGGTTGGCGTGCACCGCGCCAACCTGCACACAGGAAATACCGTTAGCCATCAACTGATTTACGACTTCCTGCACGCGGTGTGCATGCCAGTGTTTGGTTGTCATGTCCAGCTTACCGCCAGACAGGATAACCCAGTAGCGTCCACGCAAAAGCGGCACACGCTCAGCCGGTGACAAATGCAAATCGGGACGCGGGTCTGTAACCGGAACCTTTAATTTGGTTTTTTGCTCAAAGTCATAATGATACCAGGCCAGGATATGCTTCATCTCGCGACGATCGGCATAACGTGCGTAACCATTCCAGCGCTGTGCTTGCGCCCAGCTGATGGTAATTTTCTGCGGTTCTGGTCCGGAGCTGTGTGCAAACCGCGTGATATGCGGATTATGCCACCAGACATTGGTGAAGTTTGTTTCGACGTCAATTTCGAACTTGTCGGGATATGCGCGATGAATATCGCGGACAAGCGCGGTGAGCAGTACCGTATCGCCCAGTGCCCAGGAATGCTGCAGTAGCAGCCGTTTCTTAGTCATTGTCGAAGAATTGTACGGCGCCGAAGATGTTGCCGTTTAGCGAGGCACACAGTCGAACCAGGTGCGGACCAAGTTGACCGCGGGCACCGTCAATGCCTTGTTCCTGGAAAAAGCGTGTACCCCCGTCCTCTGTTTTGATTGTTACAGGTATCCGGCTGAACGGTTCACAACGCGACAGGAATGCTTCACGGGAACGCCAGCAATGAATGATGGCAACTACAGCTTGCTGCACCAGGTGCATATGGATTTCAACCAGCACGCAATAAGCCTGGTTTGCCGGAACAACGTCGCTGGGATCGGTAACTGTGGCCTGAAACGCGATCAGGTCACAGCTGGCTTTTGCCTGAGTCATGCACTAGCTTTCTACCAAAAAAGTGGCAATCTGGAATTTCGTGCCGGTTTCGTCCCGGTAAATCAGCGAATTCCGGTCTTTGGAATAGTATAGTGTGCCATTGGCCGCTTCGCTATCGGCCAGTTGCGTGATCGGTAAGCCATAAACCGCCACGTTAGTTGCCGGTTCGCTGGTTGTGGTTTCCGGCATAATCAGCGGGGCATAGGGATCATAACCACCCAGGCGCAAAGCGGGCGTAGGGTCAGTAGGGAAGATGCCGGTAGCACCGGGCGGTCCCGGCGGCCCTGGCGGTCCCGGAGGGCCTTGTGGGCAATCACATACCGCAGGAGGTCCGGCAGGGCCTTGAGGTCCGATTGTACCGTTAGCTCCGGCAGGTCCCGGTGGTCCTGCGGTACCGTTAGCTCCTGGAGGGCCTGTTAAACCTGTAGGGCCTGTTAAACCTGTAGGGCCTTGAGGTCCGATTGTACCGTTAGCTCCGGCAGGTCCCGGTGGTCCTGCGGTACCGTTAGCTCCTGGAGGGCCTGTTAAACCTGTAGGGCCTGTTAAACCTGTAGGGCCTTGAGGTCCGATT